CTTATCGTGGTGCTGAGAATATGGATCAAGATATGAATGGAATTCCTGATCCAATTGAAATAGGAAAGCAAGCTCTAGAATAGCAGAAGATAAATTCTGATATTGCTACTAAACAATTAGAACTTAACAATAAGCGTAGAGAAATAGAGCAGAAGAGAGAAGCTGAAAATAAGAAGATACAGCTTGAAAAAGATAGAATGAAGCATGAAACTGAATTACAACGTATGTCTGATAAAGCTGCTATGGATAGAGAGAAGCTAAAGGCAAAGACAGCTTTGAGAAATAAAGTAGTAGGCGAATCTAAATCTAAATAACTATGAACTGGTTTAAAGAAACATGGTGGTTAGTAAAACAATTATTTACTACTACTAAGAATAAAGATAAAGTATAGTATAAACATATGGATCATTATCCTTTTAGTGGATACTCTGCCATGAGTTGGTGCGGGTATATTTTAACTAAAAAGAAAGAATCTAATATTAAAACTACTACTTGGAATCACGAAAATATACATTTACAGTAGGCTAAGAATAAGGGTAGTTGGTTAAAGTATTATGCTGATTATGTATGGGAGTGGATCAAAGGCAATCCTATTACTTACCCAGCATCTTCTGCATACTATACAATACCTTATGAAATGGAAGCATACGCAAATGAAGATAAATCTGATTACGAAATTAATACGGATAAGTATAAAATAAAAAATCGTAAAAAGATCTATAGAGAGAATAAGAAAAATTGGTTTAACTATATTAAAAATTTATAATTATGGCATGTGGTGGAAAGAAAAGTGGCAAGAAGTCATCTAAAAGTGGAAAGAAAAATAAATAACTATGGAACGTGAAGCATTTAGATAGAGAATGCAACAGTATAAGTAGGCTAGGGAGAATAATCCCTAGCTGAAGTACTGGGATTGGAAAAAAGAAAATGATTTAGGCTACTAGCTATATAAAAATAATCTTCCAAGTAATCTACAAGTAGAAACAGATGATTATGATTTATATGGAGCTTATGAATCTAATATGCAGCCTGAACTAAATGAAGATGGTACTTATCATTTAGGTAGTAGAGATCCTTACACTGGTAGAATTCTAAAAAGTAAATAGCATCCGACATATTAGAAGGCAATAGAATCTGAAATATCTGCTGGTTATTTTCCATATGAAAAGAATAATATTACATATACTAAAACTTATTCTCCTGTTGATATAAGCGGATATGCAGATGGTGGCATTATAGATGAAGATCCACCATAGAGTACTAGTAAAAGACCCATTACTAACTTTGACCCTAAAGGAGATCCATATAATCCTACATATGGATATAACCCAGGTGCAGGTTATGTTTCAAATTCAGATCCATTAGGTAGTTTATATGTAGAAGGAGCTTTACTTAATCCAGTATTTAAATTAGCAGGTAATGCAGTATCTAATGTAGCTAGAGGATTAACTAAATACTCTTCTAAATATGTACCAGAAGTAAGAAGAACTGTGTAGGATAAAATAAATAGTTTGTTCCGTAGAGAAGCTGAAGATAAAGCTCGTACATATAAATTATATGATGATGCTATAGAATCTAGAAATAGAATAATTGAAGATCTATATTCTAATCCAGCTTATATGGAAAGAGCTAGATAGATTTAGAATACATACGGTGATAATTACGCTAAAGTATATGAAGATATAATTAATTAGTACAATACTAATTATTGGAATTTACCTAATCCTGTCATAAAACAATTAGATGCTAAGGCTAAAATGCAGGCTAAGGATGCAGCTGTAAATAGGTATATCACTAGAAGACAGCCAGCAGGATATGATGATTTTGAGTATTAGATAAATAGAAATCTTACAGAGATAGATTATCCTACTACTAGACATGAATTAGGACACTATGTAGATTTCAATTTAGCTAAAAGTTCAAATCCTGATTATAGCAACTCTATGTTTGCAGAGTTAAAAAGAGATTTATCAAAATAGAAGAATCCGTTATTTCCAGATAAAACTGATTATTATAGCAAAGGTACAGAATAGAAGTCTTATATGAATACTCTTAGAGAGTATATGTTTAAGACTGGTATGATTAATAATATAGGAGATAAGGTAACTTCTAGATAGATTAAGAAAGCTATAAGATCATTACCTAAAGATATGAGATCTATTGAAGCTGCTTATCTTCAATTTGCTACACCTGGATAGTATACAAAATGGTTTAACAAGATACCTTTACTTGGTACTTATCCAATAGTAAATAAACAATTTTAGAATTATGAAGAAGATAAAGATAAAGCCAGAGAATAGAGGTAAGTTCAATGCAACTAAAAAGAAGACAGGAAAGACAACCGAAGAACTAACTCACAGTAAGAATCCTGTAACAAGAAAGAGAGCAATATTCGCTTAGAATGCTGCTAAATGGAATAAAGGTAAAAAGAAGAAAAAATAAATCTAATTAAATATTTTAATTATGGATAAAAAAATGACATTAGGTGGATTTGAAGCTGTACTAGATAGCTTTATCCCTAATCCAGACGGTGGTTTTAGAAATTCAAATGTTGATGAAAACATTAATGTTAACGCTGATGAATTTGAATCACTAGACGATGAAGAATTGGAAGATATTAAAAATAACAATATCGAAGTAAAGAATAAGAAAGAAAAACCAGTAGAAGAACAAGATACTGAGGAAGAAGAAATTGAAGAAGAAGATATTGAAGATAAATCAAAACGTAAGCCTGGTAGACCTCGTAAAGAAGAAACTATTGAGGAAGAAACAGAAGAGGAAGAAGAGGTTGAAGATAATAATGAAGAAAATGTTGTTACTAACTTCTTTGATGCTATGGCTGAAAAACTCAATTGGGAATTTGAAGAAGGAGAGGAAAAACCCAAGAGTGTAGATGAGTTAATTAATTACTTCCAAAATGTCATTGAAGAAAATAGTAAGCCTGAATACTCTAGTGAAGAAGTTGAAGCACTAGATAATTTCGTAAAACAAGGTGGAGATTTAAAGAAGTATTTAACTATTGATGCTGAATTAGATTTAGATGATATTGACATTGAAGATGAAACTAATCAGAAATTAGTAGTAAAACAGTTACTTAAAGAAAAAGGGTTCTCTACTAAGAAGATTGATAAGTTAGTAAGTAGATACGAAGAAGCTGGATTACTTGAAGATGAAGCACAAGACGCTTTAGAAGATCTTAAAGAGATTAAAGGGGAAAAGAAGAAACAGCTATTAGAGGATCAGAAAAAGGCTTATCGTGAATAGTTACAGAGACAACAGCAATTCTATGATAACGTTGTTAGCGAAATAAAAGGCTTAAAGAATATACGTGGTATTACAGTCCCTGAAAAAGATAAAAAGGTTTTAATGGATTATATACTTAAGCCAGACACAGACGGTAAAACAAAGTACCAAAAGGACTATGCTAAGGGTGGTGTTAAGAATCTGATAGAATCAGCATACTTTACAATGAATGCTGACAAACTTATTGAGGCTGCTAAACGTGAAGGAAATAATTCAGCTATTGATAAGTTTAGACGAAGTTTAAAATCTAGTAGTGTTACTACTAAATCTAGAAAACAAGCTACGGGTTCTGATGATGATCCAATTTGGTTCTCAGCTGCACGACAACTGCGTATATCATAATAATTAATTATATAAATAAAAAAATTAAATTACTAGTATTTTATGGATAATAATATTCTTAATAACCTCCAATTATACAAAGGTAAATGGTTTTCTGATTTGATCGACACTAATAAGATTAGTCTCGCTTCTCAGCAAAGACCTTATGAGGTATCTACTATCCTGTCATACGTATTTGGTACTAAAGATAATGGTTACAGTACTTCTCTTGATATGTTGACAGGTGGTCTTGGAAATGTAATGACTATTGATCAGCCTTCATTTGAATGGGGTGTTATGATCGACCAAGATAGAGCTGTTACAATTCGTGACGCTAAATGGAATGGTGCTGCAATTAGTAAAAATTCTACTCCAGGTTTGGGTAATACTCCTATTACTTTGTGGTTGGAAGATGCATGGTTTGGTCCTGGTGCTACTATCGAATTTGATGATAAGAGTCAAGCACGTATTCAGGATGCTCCGTATCAAGATGGCAATCTGTATGTTTATACAGTATTTGTATCTAATGGTAGTCCCGCTTCTTATATTGACCCGGCTGTTTTAGCTTCTGGTTGCCAAGTAAACCGTTTGGCTTCTGCTTATGAAGAATACAGTGAAGAGGCTGATATCCTGAACTACAATACTCACTTCAAGATGCGTAACTATTTGACTACAGTACGTCTGTCTTATGATATCACAGGTTCTGCTTACTCTACAGTTATGGCAGTAGCTTTGAGAGATCCTAAGACTGGTAAAACTTCTTATTTGTGGTCTACATTCCAGGAATGGGTTGCAATGCGTGAGTGGTACAAACGTCTTGAAAGAGCTTTGGTATACAATCAGAACAACGTAAACAAAGATGGTTCTTGTAATCTGAAAGGTAAGAACGGTCGTCCTGCATTTATTGGTGCTGGTTTGCTGGAACAGATTGCTCCGTCTAACAGACGTTATTATACTCGTTTGACAGCTGAACTGTTGGAAGACTTCTTGTTTGACCTGTCTTACAATGTATTGGGTACTAATGAACGTAAGTTCGTTGCCTTGACTGGTGAAATGGGTATGCGTGAATTTGACCGTGTACTTAAAGAAAAGATGGCTAACATGAACTTGATTGACACAGTATTCGTAACTGGTTCTGGTGATAATTTGAAGTTCGGTGGTCAGTTTAAGACTTACGCAATGTCTAATGGTATTGAATTGACTTTGAAGTATTTCCCGTTGTATGACAATACTACTTACAATCGTCAGTTGCATCCTGTTACTTTGAAACCGTTGGAATCTTACCGTATGACATTCTTGGATTTGGGTCGTCGTGATGGTGAAGCTAACATTGTTAAAGTAGTTCGTAAAGATCGTGAATTCGTTAACTGGTGTACAGCTGGTTCTGTAACTCCTGCTGGTTACGCTCACTCTAACACAGAAGTTCGTTCTAACGCTAAGGATGGTTACTCAGTACACTTCTTGGGTGAAGTAGGTATTATGTTACGTGATCCCCGTGCATGTGGAGAATTGATCATGGACGCACAGCAATAATCAGTTAAAATAATAAGTTAAAAGAATTATAACCTAATTATGTTCCCTGCGTTATAATAGTATAACTGAAAAAATTATACTATGAAAAGTAATGAGGTTTATAAGATTACAAATAAAATAACTGGGAAAATATATATAGGTATAACAAATCAAGGTTCTGGTGCGAGATATAGACATCATTGGTATGAATCTCGCATCGGAGAACCTTCTCCGATCCATCGTTCTATGGCTAAGTATGGCGAAGATAATTTCACTTTAGAGATTATAGACTTTGCTGAAACTTATGAAGAACTAAAAGAAAAAGAAAAATTCTGGATTAAAAAATTTAATTCAACAGATCGAAATATTGGATACAATCTTACAGAAGGCGGAGATGGAACATTTGGCAGAACGCATTCTGAAGAAACTAAAGAAAAAATTCGTCAGAAAGCGCTTGGGCGAAAAATTTCAGAAGAAACTAAAAAGAAAATGTCTGAAGCACGAATTGGCAAATGTTCAGATAAACAAAGAGAGCATTTGAAAAAAATATCAATTCAAGCAAAAGCAATTCCTGTATTACAGTTTTCTAAAACTGGAGAATTTATAGCTAAATATGAATCTGTATCAGAAGCTGCAAGACAAACAGGTATAAATGGCGACACAATAGAGCGTCAATTGAAGAAGCCTTTAAAAAATCCAAATGACTGGAGAGTTAAATTTATATGGAAAAAAGAAGAAATTGCAGCTATTGCTGTCTAACTTGATAATCTAATTTTATAATTATGGAAGTAATCGTTAGAATGACAAAAGTAAATCCTTGGACAGGATTGATTAAATGGTCTAACTGCTTTGATTTTATTAGTTCTTACTGGACTAGATCTGGTAGTAGATACACTGGTTTAAAAGCAGACAAAGCTAGAGAACTAGAACAGAAAATGGGTAAAGCTGAAGGAGAATTAGATCCTGATAGCACATTTTGGGATACATTTGCAATTAAGATTGGTAAGAAAGAATTAGTAATTAATACTGATAGACCTGAAGGAGAATTGCAATATTTATTCCTATTAGGACATAAGAGAGTAGCAAATGGTATTGATAAAGTAACTCCATCTACTGATTATGTACTTATAAATAAAGAAGCTGAAGCAGAACAAATTAATAAAGCTAACAAAGTTAAACGTGATGCTTATAGAGCATTAGATAAGATGAGTCTTGAAGATATGCGCAAATGTCTTAGACTATTTGGAGTTAAAGCTGACACTATGTCTAATGAATTGGTTGAAGCTAGACTTGGTGAAAACGTAGAAGCTGATCCAGCAAGATTTATTAGAATTTGGGTAGACAATCCTAATAAAGAAATTAACTTTGTAATTGAAGAAGCTTTAAGTAAAAATATTATTCGTAAGAACAGAGCATCATATTACTTTGGTACTGATCTTATTGGTAACGGTCTTGAAGATGTAATTGCATATTTGAAAGACAAAAAGAATCAAGATATTTACTTAAGTATTATGTCTGAAATAAAATCTAAATAATGACTAGAGAACAATTTCACTCATATTTTAAAGTAGCAATGGACAAGAACTCTCAAAGCGTAGCCTTTGGGGGTTGTCCTGCTTTCTTACCAGAAGAAATAGATTACTGGTTAGATCAAGGTTTATACCAAGAAATCAGTAATAAGTTTACTGGTAATAACTACTTAAAGACTAGCTTTGAAGGATCTGTAAAACGTATTCATGACTTAGAAAAATTAGTACGTACAGATGTTAACGTTGTTGCTAATACTGAAACAAATTCAAATAGATGTTATGTTACTAACTTATTCAACGGTGACAGAATGTTCTTTGTAGATGCGGTGTTAAACTTCAATAGTAACAAAGCTACTATAAAATTAATAGATCATTCTGACGCTACTAAGTTCAAGAAGACTTACAATAACAATCCTTGGATAGAAGATCCAGTAGCTGTAATAGAAGATAATACTCTATATATCTATTATGATTACTTAGCTATGAGTAGTAATAGCTATTCTGTAGATATTACCTATGTTAAGTTTCCTACTAAGATAGAAGACTTACCAGCTGAAGGTATGAGTGAAATACCAGAGTATATGTAGTTTGAAGTAATTAACAGAGCTGTAGAACTAGCATTAGAAGATATTGAGTCTAAGAGAATATAGACTAAATCACAGTTGAACCAAATAGATGAATGATTATGACAAATCGTGGATTTCAAATCGAGTTTGAACGTAGGCTATAGTTAATGGATCCTAATTTAGTTATTAAGGATAAGCTATCCTCAGACACTATTATATCATTCATTAATGAGGCAATTGATAAATTTTATAAAACAAGATACTCAGGTATTAACTTTAAAGCTCAAGGATTTGAGTAGACAGAAAAGCGCATAGATGATTTGCGTACTTTAGTTCGTAAAAAGAACTATTCTAACACTTAGATAATTAAAGGAGTTAGAAACTCATACTCAGTAGAATTACCAGATGATTATGTATTATTACTTGGAGATACTGCTGGTATACAGCCGAGTGATGAATATCCTAACGAATGCTGGGAAAAAGACGATTTAGGTGCATATATAGTTAAGTATACAGATACGTTAGAATCTACGATTGAAACATTAGATAGACAATTAAGTAATTCACTATCTGAACACAAATTAAAATATTGTCAAGCTAGACCTTTAAAGTTAATTCAAGATAATAATGTAATATTATACACAGACGGTAAATATAAAGTAAGTGAATATGAGATTACATACTTAGCTAAGCCATCTAAAATTAATTCAAGTAATATTACTAATACCGAATATACAGATTTGCCAGAACATACACATATGGAAATTGTGAAAATGGCAATCTAGATTTATCTTGCTACTAAACCAATGTAGCACTATAATGCTTATTCCAACGAAATTGCTTCAATGGAATAACAAATAAATTAATGCGTTTGTCTGACCTGGAAATCTGAAATAAGGAAAGTAGAAGGACAAACTAGACTGGCGCTAAGTCTAACAATTAATTATTTTTATATAAACTATGATTACACGCGTTGATACCGTATTAATCGGAAAGAAATGCCCTACAGCCTATACTACTGTAGATGATTTGGCTAAAGGGGACGTTGCTTTATTTGACTAGAATAAAGCACTAATTACAACTGCTGCTAATGCAGTAAATGCATCTACTGTTTATGTAGGTGTAGCTGGGGATAATATGACAATTACTCTGCCCAACGGTACTACTGCAACAAAGAGAATGGTAGAATATTCTAACGCCATTCAAAAAGCTTCTAAACCTTCGTATGTACAAGGTGATTATGTTGCACCAGTTCAAGAGAAAATCGAAATTGATTTAACTAGTGCTACTGTTGTTATCGGTCACAGATATGTTTTGCGTATTGTTTACAAAGACATGTATGAAGCTCCGGGACAATTCACTCATACCTATGAAGCAATTGCTACAACTAAAACTGCTGATGATTTGGGTAATGCATTGTTGAAGAAGATTAACAAACATGCAAATCGTAGAGTAAATGCTACATTTGCAAATCATAAATTGACACTTACAGCTCTTCCCAAAGATGATAATGAAGGAGTTTACTCTTTGAATGAGTATTCTGTAGTTTCTATGGAAGCTTCTCTGTATGTTACTATTCCTGGTGCATTGTTGTCTAATGTTCCTGAAGCAGTTCCTGGTGCAACTATTACTAAGACTGCTGGTAAACCTGGTAAAGGTTACTGGAAACAAGTACGTGATATGGAAGTACGTATGTTGGGTTATAAGGGTCATGTATTCACAGATGCATATCCTATCATTGAACCTAAACGTAATGTTACTGAAGGTGCATCTTATGGTTACATTACTATTGAGAATGACAACTTGTACTTGTCACCTGACAATCAATACATTAAAACTACGCCGTTGACTACTGAATTGTATGTTGAAGAATCTGCTAACTTGAGTGCTTCTCAGTTTGTTAAGAATCTTAAAGCATTTATTACAGGCGTTGATACTAGCGCAGGATAATACACGGTTTCTTTATTTAAACCCGGGCGAGGTTGAGGTTTATCCTCGGCTTCGCCTTTTTTAATTTTATTAAGTATGAAAATAATTAATACAAAGATTGAAAACGATACACTTACAATCACCTTAGATAGTGCTAGTTCGATTACTAAAGTTTATTTGGACAGCGTTCTTAATAAGAAAAATATGTATAGTGAAAATGACGATGATCATAATTATGTCATTGTTTCTCCCAATGTCTCTGATAACACTATCACAATAGACCTGACATAGTATAACGCTACATCTTTTATAGTTAATGTTGTTGGCAGTAGTAATGCTGTTTCAATTGCTATAGATCAAAAGAATCTGTATTATAGAAAAGTAAATATGTTAGTAACATTTTGTAATACATGTCTAGATAAACATCAAAAAGAGAAAATACTAATGTGTGATTTTAAATCACAATTGCTTGAATACGCTCTAGCTAATCAGTTAACTGAAGATGCTATAGATTATTATGTTGATTTATGTAGACTCTTAGAAATTCCATTAGAGCATACTTGCTGTACATACAGTAGAGTAACAAATTGTAGAGTTTGTAGGGGTTGCACTAATGGATGCTGTGTACTATGATAGAGAATAACTATAAAATAGGTAAGACGATAAGCGATAAAGTAAAATATAATATCGCTTATGATAGAACTCAAATATTGAACTATGTGTGTGTTAATTACGTATATGATATACTAACTCAAGGAGATACGTTTAATATAAATGAGGAATAGAGAATGAAATTATTAGTAGTAATAGATAAACTATTGAAATAATGGCATAGTATGCAACTAAAGATGAATTAAATGAACTCACAGGATTAGTAAGAACATTGTAGGGTAATGTATAGACTCTAGATACTAGTGTTGGTGAGCTTGATACATTAGTTGAAAGAATTAATCATTTAGCTACTCTTAAAGATGTTACTATTACTTATATTACAGAAGGAGATTTACTGTAGTATGCTAGTGATGGTACATGGCACAATATCCAACCATCAGCATTAGGTATTGGTGGTGGTGAAGGCGGTGGTGTAGTAGATACTTCTGTAGTAAAAGCTTTGATTAAATCTGAAGGTAGTAAGTTGTTTATAAGTAAACTATATGATGATGTATCTTCAGGTATAATTACTTTCAACGGTGGTTTAAGAAGTAATAAAATGACTTATCTAAATCAAGGAGTTTAGATAGGTACTTTTGTTACTGGTATGATTGGTGGTACAGGTGCTCAGATAGATAAAGATGGTAGAGGAGAAATGACCAGCCTTATTCTTAGAGAGTTCTTAGAAGTACCAGAATTAAGATTTAATAAAATAGATGTAGTAAGTGGTGAACTATGGAATTCAATAGCATTTGGTACTATTGAAGATGTAGATCTAGTTAACCAAATTGTTACATTAAAATTAGAAGATGGTGAGTATAGTGGTATACATGTAAATGATATATGTAGAGGTATATTCCATAATTTTGATGGAGTTAATAATACTGAAACTGGTACTGACGATTGTGGCTTTGATAAAGTATAGGGATTTACTACATCTTACTTTACACCTATCGAAGTATTAGATGCTAGAGGTAAGTAGTTTAGATATTCATTGAAACAAGGTACTACGCAACATCCTTGTAAGTCAATGAAATTTGCTGTTTATGGTAACTTTACTGATGAAACCAGACAAGATAGTGCTTACTCTACTAGACAATATAAGAGATATTTAAAGAAAGTAAATACTTGGCATATTAACCCATCTAAAAACATTGCATCACAGTTTGGTTTATTAGATGGTTTAAATATACCTGGAGCTCCTAATGACGGTAATCTTACTGGTAATGGTGCTTATATTAGTAATATTTATCTTACAGATGCTTATGTGCAGTTTACTCCTGAATAGATAGAAGACTTACATGGGCAAGATGCTTACTCTGTATCTCTTACTAGAACTGAAGGTAGTATAATTGTTGATAATGAATTTAATATTATAACTGATTATTAGCAGCAAGAACAATTTACATTTGAAGTACAAGCGTGGAGAGGGAAAACACCTTTAACTTATAACACTGTAGTAGATAGAGATACATTCTTCTGTACTTGGGAATCTAATGGCATTGAATGTAGAGTAGATAATGGTAAGTTTACTATTACTAAAATTACCAATATTCACGATATGAAGTTGCTTGTTTATGTTCATTGTGAAGGTATAGCTATATTTAATAAAGAGTTTAATCTGTCATATTAGTTAGAGGGTAACAGTCTATGGGTAACTTATAATGACAATGATGCTACTCCCGATAGACCTGTTGGAGATGGTACTTCCTATGGATGGCATAGAAATTATACTGCATCTGCTATTTGGATGTCTACTAAAAGTGCACGTAAAGTAGATGATCCTGATGTGCAATGGGGCGATCCTAATAGATTCCGTGGTGCTTCTGTAGCTGGTAAAGATGGTCAGTATACAGTGTTCTGTTATACTAACTCTAGTATAAAACCACCTAAACCTACTAGTTCTTAGATACCACCTGCTGATGATAACTATACTTGGTACATGTATCCACCTACTAGAGAAAGTAAGGAAGTATTTACTTGGATGATTCAAGCTACTGTATATGCAGATAAATCATTATCTAGTTGGACAGATCCTATTAGACTTACTGGTGAAACTGGTGAAGATGGTTCTGATGGAACTAAGTTAGAATTCATTTACAAAGTAACCAGTGCAAGTGATGCTCCTGATAAACCAGATACATCTCAGCAAGATGATTATATACCATTTGGTTGGTCAGATAGTCCTCAAGGAGTATCTAAAGATATGATGTATGAATGGGTATCACAACGAGAAAAGAAAGCTGCTAAAATTGGGGAAGGTGTTTGGGGAGAATTCTCAGAACCAGTTTTGTGGTCTAAGTGGGGTGAAAAAGGTATGGATGGTGACGGATATGAATATATATTTACTCGTACCGCTGATGTTGATAGAGTACCTCAAACTCCTTCGTCTATTCAATAGAATGATTATATTCCCACTATATCTAATGGTGGTTCTAAAGACTATAATTGGTCCGATGATCCAAAAGGAGTAAATGAGGACTATAAGGCAGAGTGGACTTGTAAACGTGTACGTACTGATGGAGTATGGTCTAACTTTAGTACACCAGCACTATGGTCTAATTGGGGTGAACAAGGTTTATCAGGTGGTCATTATCAATATAGATGGAAGATATCTGCTACTAAACCATCTATTCCTACAGATGCAGCTGCTTCAGGTTGGTCTACTAATAGTGAGTTAGTACCAGGAGATGGTAAGTACGTATGGTAGATTCAACGATTTGCTAATCCAGATGGTACTTTAACGGCATGGTCTAATCTTATACGTCTTACTGGTGCTGATGGTGAGGATGGTAAAGATGGTAATAGTATTGAATTTATTTATACTAGGAATGCAGATGGATCTCAACCTTCTACTCCTGCTAGTGTAAATCAAGCTGGTCATATACCTTCTGGTTGGACAAATCATCCTTCTGGTGTTACCGCATCATTAATGTATGAATGGGTATCTCAAAGATACCTAGATAAGTCTACTTAGAAATGGGGCAATTGGTCAACTCCTGGTATATGGTCTAGATACTCAGAAAAAGGTAAAGATGGTGATGGATACGAGTACATCTATAGGAGATTTTCTAACTATGTTGGTGGTAGTAGTTTGGCTCCAGGTGGTTAGTATTATCCACCAGCAAATGTAGATAGTAGTGAGTATCAAGCTGATGATTATGTACCAGACGGATACACAGATAATCCTACTGGTCCTACAGATGCTATTAAATATGAATATGTATGGATTAGAAAGAAAGAAAATAGTAAATGGTAGGCTTGGAAAACTGGCGCTCTGTGGTCTAAATGGGGAGATAAAGGTGATCAAGGAGATCCAGGACAAGATGGATCAGATGGATCTGATGGAGCAGATGGTTACAGTATTACAATGAGCGGAGCTCCAGCATCTATTAGATCTAGTTTAGGACACTTATAGACTACTAGTTGTACTCTTAGAGCTATTAAAACTAATAGCAGTGGTGTAACATCTTAGGCTTATGGTTATTTTGCTGTATATCGTTATAGTGGTAGTAGCTGGAATAAAGTATCTTCTTCTAGTTCTAATCAATCCTCTTATACTGCAAGCTGGGCTTCAGATACGTATGCTACTAAATTCTGGTTTGGTTTCTGTACAGATACTACTCCTTCACCTGATAGTCAGTAGACTGTAATCAGTTATGAAGCACCTGTAGTATATGATGGTACAAATGGATCTGATGCCGATAGTAGTTATACTATTATGCGTGATTGTGGCTATTGGAAATCTGGTATTACTTATTATAAAGCTCCTGCTACTACTGCTATGAACAGTAGTGAATATACTAAGTATGAGAATTACCAAAATATGACAGTAGTTGACTATGTGTAGTATAATGGTAATACATATTTAGCTAAACAGAATAACACTAACTAGACTCCATCCTCAAGTAGTTCATATTGGCAACAGGCTAGTAAAAATAACACCTTAACTGTAAACAATCTATTAGCTAACAATGCTAAGTTAGGTGACTTTAATTTTAGTGGAAGTGTATTTACTTCTAATAATGGTAAACTGTCAATGAATAGTAATACTGGTAGGTTTGTTTGTACAGACGTTAATATTACTGGTAGCATAACAGCTACTTCTGGTACATTTAATGGTACTGTAAATGCATCTGGTGGTAATTTTAGTTCTGTAAAAATAAATAGTGGTCAGATTGCTGGATTTGAAATAAGTGGAAATCATATTGGTAGTAGTGCAACAGCAAGTGGTTCTGGTGGTGGTCTCAGTATAAATCCAGATTTCATTAGAGTTGGTAATAGTACATCATATGTTATTATAGGTAGCGATACTGTTCCTGCTACAGTTGGTGGTGCTTTTACAGCTACAGGTAGATTTGTAAATCATAATTACAATGCTTCTACGGCTTATGGTTTCGATTCAGCTAATTATGGTTTATATGTAGATGTTGCAAATGGTACTAAAAATTATGCATTATATTCACCAAATGCTGCTGTTAGAGCAGCTGCTGTATATGGCGATACTATAAATGTAGTAAATATTACTGGTAGTACTTATAAATTAGATATGAGTAAAGGTAATATAATAATGATTAGAGCCAATAGAGAATATATCGTTAACCTTCCAAATGCTAATGCAGTAGCTAGTATGTTTGGGTACAATAGCTTACCTACATACTTTGCAATACATGTTAGAATTATGATTCACCCAGATACTTCTGGTGTTACTATATCTGGTTACTTTAGACCAAATAATACTGTAAATCAATCTGTATATTTACATCCAGGTAACTCTATGGGATTCTTAGTTACTAATTATCCAAGTTTTAGATGGGTAGAAACAGATTATGCAGGACAATAATTTTAAATAGTATTTATTATGAATATTGATTTTAAGAAATTTAAAGTGTACGATACTTTAGATAAAACAACACCTATTATATTAGATATATCTAAAGAGTTAGCTAACGGTTTATACAAGACTGCACAAGGTATAGATGGTCACGCTTTAGCATTAAAAATATATAATTCTACAGGTGAGGAAGATTATAATGATCTAGAAATAGAGTTAATAGCTAAATACGCTAATCAATATGGTACTCCTTTCTTTATAGATGCTTTAAACAGTATTAAGAATGAACAATCAATTACACAATCAGATCAAACAACTGAGTGATAGAGAACTACTAGAGGGCATCTATTAGATGCTCCTAGTAGTAATGCAAGAGCAACTAGTTAGTGATAGTAAGCAATTAGGCATAAATGTTATAGCTGATTTATTAGTAGATAATATGTATAGAAACAGATAGAGAAATGAAAATAATAACAATGCACCATATATTGGGCAATAAGATACTAGAATATGATGTTGATGACAGAGGAGTCATCATAGATGAAAGAGAATATGATGCCGCTACTTATAATAAGAATAAAGATGATCTAGATTATTATGGGATATCTTTTACTTATGAATAGGTAAGTTCTGCTAGGACTAGAACCGGTATTGCAGACTATCATAAGAATCTACCTATATAGTCTAAGATGAAAGGTTGTACTGTGTCTTCTGATGGAACAGTAAAATATTTAAATCCAACAGATTGGACTAAGTATGAAGATGGTACAGACAGAGATTATACTCTTAATACTATGGTAGAAATACCTGAATTTTGGGCTTTAACTGTAGTTACTGATGATAATATTGAATTAAGACTGTATCAACATGAAGTAGAAGGAGCTGAACATTTTCCTAAAGCATATTGTTCTGCATATGAAGCATATAATGATAATAAAGTATTAAAGTCTATTAACAATGGTACAGTTAAGCCAACAGTATCTATTAATAGATCTACATCTTAGTTATATGCAAGAGCTAATGGCAATGACCACTGGAACATATATACTTATAAAATACATAAAGCTATTGCTTTACTATATATAGTAGAGTATGCTAATATGAATGGACAATTAAATGTTAACGATCAATTAACAGCTGAAGGTTACAAACAAGGTGGTCTTGGTACTGGAGCTACAGATGGAGCTATTAGTGTCAATGGTGCTTCTGTTTACTCTGTATTTACTTGTGGTTGTACAGATAGTCTAGGTAATGGATCTGGTCAAATAACTCAACAGTTTAGTAATACTGATGCAGAAGGAACTGTTACTAGCACTGTTACTAGAAAAGCAAATAGATACCGTGGTATTGAAAATCCGTTTGGTCATGTATTTAAAAATACTATTGATGTAATCGTTCATTATAATGCGGAAACAAAGGTTAATGATGTATACTATACAGAAGATCGTACTAAATTTAGTGATACATTAAGTAATTATGAATTTAAATGTAGTACAATAACTGATAACAATTGGTATAAAGATTTGCAATATACTCCACAATTTGAATTATTTGTAGCACCAGGTACTGGAACTCATAATCAATCTAGTAGTTACTTTACTGACTATACTTATTCATCTAATAGTACAGCTAATAGAACTGTTTTTATAGGCAGTAGCTTGGGTTATGGTTCTGATGCGGGTTGGTTCTCTTTGAGGTCTCGCCACGGTCTTGGTCATTCCTATGCTGCTGTCGGGTGTCGTTTAGTATATCTGCCATAATTAAATTATAGGTTGTCTCTCCGTGAATAAAAAGCAGTAACTTGAGTAATAGTTCTAATGCAGGTTAGTTCTATTTGAAGTCTAACAACAGTCTTAGTAATTCCAATGCTGATATCGAGTAAATAAATTACTATTAACAATTAACGTATTTTATCATATAATGGCTACCTTAGGAGAGAGACCTTACCTCTAGGTAAAAAACATAAATTCATTAATAGGGCTAGTAGCTTAATGTCGAAAACTCTTATTTAATTTATACATAAAATCACATGGATAGAAATGAATTAATAAAAGAAGTAAGCAAATATTTCAAAGTTTAGGAATTAGTATGTCCGCATTGCTATAATAAATTTGGTGAAACTTCTTGGTAGTTTATAAGTACCGAAATACTTAGTACTTTGTATATACTACGTACTAAGATATTCAATAAACCTATTACTATTAATACTTGGAAAGCAGGTGGATAGTTCTCACAAAGAGGTTTACGTTGCAATATGTGTCAATTAGTAAAGAGTAAAAATAACGTTTACTTATCGGCTCACGCACTTGGTAAAGCGATAGACTTTAATGTAAAGGATTTAGATAGTAATACAGTGAATAACATAGTAAGATAGAATGCTGAATTATTTGAATATCCTATTAGATTAGAAGCTAATACAGACGGGTGGAGTCACATTGATTGTTACGTACCTAAGGACTCTTCTAAGAAGCTTTTAGAGTTTAATGGATAAGTTGTTCGTTTAATAAAGAAAATGGCTTAAAACGCCTTAAAATGCGTTATGGAAAAAGAAACTATTTTATATAATATATTATATGTGGATAATAAAGCAAGAACAATTATTCCTGAAGTAATAGATGCTTGGAATCTTACCCCACATAGATTTATTAAATCTGGTGAAACTGTTTCACTAGATGTTCATAGTAATATGTACAATATTCAAGGATTTAGTTCTGCACAGTATGTACATATAAATGTCAAATAGGATAGAATAGACATTACTCTAGATCCTAATGACACAGATGCTACTAGATAGGCACGTATATCACTTAATATAAGTGACTCTACTGGTACTCATAAATTATTACAATTTGTAATACATTAGAATTAATAATTAAAATATACGTATATGACAAGAATAACAAGAAGCTATATAGCTCCAAATCCCAAAGAGTTTGATTACTGGGTTGACTTAGCAGCAGATCCAAAAGGTAATGTAATTAAGTATTATGCAGGTAGTAGCAAATGGCTACCAATAAATGATGATACAGATAATGATCAGAGTGCTAAGATTGCTGCACTTGAATCAGGTAAAGTAGATAAGGTGGAAGGAAAAGAACTATCTAGTAATGACTTTACTGATGCATATAAAACTAAACTGGATGGTATTGCTGCACAAGCAAATAAATATGTTTTACCAACAGCTACAGCTGAAACTATTGGTGGAGTAAAGGTAGGAGCAAATATTTCTTATAGTAATGGTACAATTAGTCTTAATAAGGCTAACGTGACTAGTGCATTAGGATACACACCTCCTACAGCAGATACTAAAGTGACCATAAATAACACTTTAACAAGTACTAGTACTACAGAAGCTTTAGCTGCTGCTCAAGGCAAAGCTTTAAAAGATTTAATTGACGCTTTAACTGCAAGAGTTGCTGCATTAGAAGCACCAGCAGCTTAATAAATAAGTATACATATGGTACAAAATAGAATAATATTTTTTGCAACATCTGTTCAACCTAATCCAGAAGAAATAGACTATTGGGTTGACTTATCTGATAATCCTTACGGTGGTAGCATTAAATATTTCAATGGAACCGAATGGGTAAGGCTGGCTGCCTCTGGTGGTACACCTGATCTTAGCAACTACTATACTAAAATATAGGTAAACAAATTGCTTAATGATAAAGCAAACATTGGTGATGTAGATAGTAAAGTAGATGATGAAGAGGTAAAAGATGTAATAAAAGATATATAGTTTAATACTTCAAATCCTAATGGCATTACTATGGTAATGTTTAAGTATGATGGAAGTAATAAAACTGTTTCAATACCAGTAGCTTCTACAAGTTCTGCCGGTATTATTACATCTAAAGACTTCTTAGACTTTGTTAAGCAGCATCAGTTATAGGAACTTCATACTGAGATGATTGATACCTTTGCTGATATACGTGCAAAGTATTAGAAGAAACTCATTGCAGGTTTAAACATTGAAATTGATCAAGAAACTAATGTTATTAGTGCATCTGGTGATCTAGCTGTACGATGGGATAATATTACTAACAAACCAGATTTTAAACCAGTAGCTACATCTGGTGATTATAATGACTTAATTAATAAGTTAAAACCAGGTAAAGACGTTAGTATTAGTGAAGATAATGTGATTAGTATTGCTATTGATTCAGATTCATTAGAATAGTCTTTAGCTACTTTACAAAGTAATATAGATAAAGAAGCTGCTACTGCTCGTGCTGCTGAAACTAAATTAGGCAATGATATAGCTACTGAGAAGAATAGAGCTGAATCTGCTGAATAGAAACTAACTAGTGATTTAGCTAGTGAAGTAACTAGAGCTAAAGGCGCTGAATCAGCTAATGCTACAGCTATAGCAAATGAAGTAGAAAGAGCTACTGGTGTAGAAGAGACATTAAATAGTAATATTACTCAACTGTAGACTCAAAAAGTAGATAAAGTTGAAGGTAAAGGTCTTAGTACTAATGATTATACTACTCCTGAAAAGAATAAGTTAGCAGCTATAGAAGCTGAAGCTAATAAGTATATATTACCTGCTGCTACAGCTAGTGCATTAGGTGGTGTTAAGATAGGTAGTAATATAACATTAGCAGATGGTGGTACTATCAGTATAACTAAAGCTAATGTAACTAGTGCATTAGGTGTAGATCCTACTACTACTTATGTGAAGAAAGCTGGCGATACTATGACTGGTACATTAACATCTGCATCTACTACTGGATCAATTGTGTTTAAAGGCGTTGAAAATAGTGATATAACAAATATATACAAATCTGGTGGTAATTTATCTGAAGGTTTTGGTATGCATGCCAACGCTGATATCATTAATGGTTTGAGATTCAATTGGTATGATACATTTTGGTATATAGGTAATATTAGAGGTTCTGGTACAGAAAGTTACGGATTTGGAATTGTAGATAATAATGATTAGATAGGTTTTAGGGTAACTACTGATACAGTTTATGCAAATAAATACACATCTAGTGTATCTACCGGTAATGCTCCTATATCTGTTAAATCTACAACTATGTGTCCAAATCTGAATGCAGATATGGTAGATGGTGTTAATGTTAAAGATATTGAACATACATTATACATATCGTCAACTATTAAAAATTATTTAAAGATTTAGGTTAATCATAAGTATTTCCCCAATAGTTATAAAATTGTTGAATATTATGATGGCTACATTTATGTTTACTAGTTATTAATAAATGCTTATTCTCCAAAATTTACCGATCTTTAGCTCATTAGTGGAAAAGTACATACTGGAATTAAAACATTTTATGATTTGACTAAATGGTATATAGAAACTACAGAATCTGGAATGAACATATACATATATCAACCTGAAAATAGTAATTTCAAAATATATGGAGTTATACATGGAGAACCTCAATCTCCAAATGTTCAATTTAGTGTTGTTAGTTCATTACCTAGCAATGTAGTAAGTAGACATATTACATTCAATGTAACATCTTAGAATTTAGAGGAATTTGACTGGTACGGTGTATCTTGGTCAGAAACATCATCTAATCCAGATTGTACTCGTATTGGTAATATGGATATGCATAGAACACTGCCTATATAGAGTATGATGAAACCATTTGCTTTTTAGACACAACCGGTTTTTAAAGACTAGTTTGTTCCTTTGAAGGAAAACTTTACTGAAGTAATGTATGGGCATGTAAATAATGTAGAAGCTGGATAGGTAGCATCTACAGTAAACGTTATGATTAAGATACCAGAATTTTGGTATGTCGATGATTATAATCCTGGTACAAAAACACACAATTTAAAAATATGTCCACACGCTAAACCAGGATGGCATCACCACAAAGAAGCATATGTTAGCGCATATGAAGCATTCAACTTTGATAATAAAGGTAGATTAATAAGTATGAGAAGCGTTGTTCCTACTGTTAATTTTACCAGAACTAATGGCAGAACTTGGGCTAGAGCTAATGGATTTGACGGAGAAGCTAAATGGAATCTTTATACATATGAAGAACATAGAGCTATATGTCATTTGTTCTTAGTGGAATATGCTACTAGAAATTCACAAAAGGCTGTTAATACTGAACTAACTCCTGAAGGATTTAGACAAGGTGGGTTAGGTTCTGGTTGTACTACAGGAACAGTAACTATCAACGGAGCTCAAACTTGGTCGTTTATTCCAACTGGAAGTTCTGATAGTTTAGGTAGTGGTTCTGGTGAAGTTACAGTAACTATACAATAGACTGATTCATCTGGTTCTAATACTTCTACTATTACACGTAAATGTAATAGATATAGAGGAATTGAAAATCCATTTGGTCATATATGGAAACACACGGATGATATAATTAGTATATACGATGGTGGCTGGAGGACTTATTATAAGTCTATAAAACCTGATCAATTTGCTACTAACAAAAATAATAGTTATAAACCTTTAACATCAGCAGCAGTTGTATCTGGTTATAAAACCGAAATTAGAACTACTCCTACTTGTGATTTCTTCGCTGAAGCTTGTACTAATGGTTCAGAAACTACATACTGGTGTGACTATAACTGGGATAATACTGATGCTTCAGAACATTGTTTGTTAATCGGTGGTCACTCCGGCTATGGCGGCGCGGCGGGTCTGTTCGGTCTTGGTTCCTATGATGGGGTTGGTTTTTCCTATGCTTCTATCGGTTCTCGATTAACATATCTCCCGTGGGCGGAGTAATGACTTAATTATGCAATACGGTGTAGTTAAGTAATACCCACAGGTTGCTTCTCTAGAATTAGAACGAGTATGCATTATTAGTTTTAAGTAAAAAAGTAGTAACTCTGACAATAGCAGCAAAGCAGGTCTATTCAATCTTAATTCCAATAATGAGGTTAGTAATTCCAATGCTAATATCAGTTCAATGAAATTGCGTATCATAATATTTTCAGTCTATCATATAATAGCCAACTACTGAGAAGGACCTTACCACTTGGTAAAAAATATAAATAATTTATTAAGGGTTAGTAGTGAAATATCGAAAGCTCTTTGTAATTTCAGACTATGAAGAAATTTAAGAATTTATATTAGAAGATAACAGATTTAGAAAATATAAAACTAGCTCATCACAATGCTAGAAAGAATAAAACTCACAGAGATGATGTAAAAAAAGTAGATGAAGATATAGAAGGATTTTGTAAGTAGATACAAGATATGTTAATCAATCATACTTATAAAACTTCTGAATATTTTACTTTTAAGTTATATGAACCTAAAGAAAGAATAATATTTAAACTACCTTACTTTCCAGATCGTATAGTACATCGCGCCATTATGAATATAATGGAACCTTTGTGGATTAATTAGATGATACCTTAGACTTATAGTTGTATCAAGAAAAGAGGAATTCACAAAGTTCTTAAGTAGATATAGCATGATCTAAAAGATAGAGAGAATACTAAATACTGTCTTAAAATAGATATTAGAAAGTTTTATCCTTCAGTAGATCATGATATATTAAAATAGATAATTAGAATAAAAGTATCAGATAGGGAACTATTATAGTTACTAGATGAAATAATAGATTCATCACATGGAGTACCTATTGGTAATTACTTATCTTAGTTCTTTGCTAATCTGTATCTATCTTACTTTGATCATTGGGTTAAAGAAGATAAAAATATAAAGTACTATTATAGATATGCAGATGATATAGTAATACTTTATAAAGATAAAGAGTCTTTGTAGACATTACTTAGAGATATAAAGTAGTATTTAAAAGATAACTTAAAACTATAGTTAAAGAATAATTATCAGGTATTCCCAGTAGAAAGTAGAAGTATAGATTTTGTTGGATATAAAATATATCACAACTTTACTTTAGTTAGAAAAGCATTAAAGAAAAGATACTGTAAGAAGAATGCTAAACTAAATAAAAGAAGTACTAACTACAAATATTATAGAAGAAAAATGGCTAGCTATATAGGATGGTTTAAACATGCTAACTGTTATTCTTTACTTAATAAAACTATTAAACATAAAGAGCTATTAGATTACCTGGATATACGTAAGGGAAATAGAACATACGAATAATGAGTACGTTATAGTTATATAATCGCAGAGACTTTAACATATGCTAGCAGTAATAAATATTGACTAGCATTTTTATTTCAGATAAAATTATTTTAAGTTGTGTTGAGTAGAAGTTTATATATAATGAATCTTGCAAGACGTATATTTGCTAATGGATATCAATCTATAGTAGGTTGGCTAACAGGTATAGCGACTATACTAGCACCAGCTGCACCATTAATAGGTGTGTCATTTCTATTCATAATATTAGACTTAATCTATGGATATAAAGTATGTAGACAAGTAACCAATAATAGTTACTTTGAATCTGGTAAGTTCTGGTCTACTATTGAGAAACTAGGATTTACAGCTGTAATGATAGCTGGATTTACTTTATTAGATAAGTTTATATTTATGACATATGCTGATCTGGTGTTAGCTAAAGTTGCAGCAGGAGCAGTATGTTTTGCAGAAATAATATCATTATTAGAATCTAGGAAAGCATTAAAACCTAATTCATTAGTTACAAGACTCTTCACAAAGATTATAAAGTCAAAAGCAGAAAAATATTTAGATGTAGATATAACAGACATCTTAGAAGAACAAAATACTATTACAAATGATACCAATACTGATAAGTCTAGCAAAAAGATTAACAAGTAACATTATCGGTTGGTTTAAAAGAAATTACAAAGCAATGGCAGTGATTATCATTACGATTCTCGCTGCCATTTGTTTTTATTAGAATAACTAGCTAGATAAGAAGAATAAAGAACTAGATAGAGTAACTAATAACTATCTTTACTATGAATAGCTAGCAACATAGTAGAAGAATGATAATAGAGTTCTATAGCTTACTCTAGATGAATTTAAAGAAACCAAAGATAGCTTGATACAAGAAGTACAAGCTACAGTAAAGAAATTGAAAATCAAAGAGAAGGAGTTGAAATAGGTACAGATATAGGAGTAGAAAGTAGTACATGATACTACAGTAGTAGTTAGATCAACTGACTTTAAAGTGGAAATCAAACCAAACAATTTGACATCAATCATAATAAATAAAAGAGATACGCTCCTAACACATAGTATCGACATTCGCAATACACAATCACTATTTATTCATACTAAAAAAGAATATAAGCGTAATTATAAGAATTGGTTCTAGCGACTCCTTCACTTTGATTTTAAAAAACGAACTATTTATAAGTACCAAATTGATAACAGTAACAAGTTAATCAATGTAGAAAATACTAGAATAATAGATTTATCAAAATGAACTTTATAAGTCGAATAATTAAATCAATTAATGCAATGAGAGAAAGACTGAAAATAGAGCGTCATGAGGCTATGTATGGTCCACACTTTAATGAAGAATGTGCACTAAAAGCAGTCTCAAAGATGGAAAACGAAGATGGCTCTCGTGGAGAACATTGGAGTTTAGAAGAAACTACTTCAATCGCTAACCAGTACGGAATCAATCTGAAAGGTGAGAAATACAACAAGTATGATTGGTACGTTGCTCTCAATATGATACGTTCAGACTATTATCGTGCAGTTGTTACTATGACAAGCAGTGATCACATTAAGTACTTTGTAGAACTAGCAAAAGCTTGGTTGAATGATAAAGACATAGAAGAAGGAAAGATGTGGTATTACTATTGCTATATTATGTGTGATAAATTGCGCAAAGAAGCTAAGACGATGTTAATGCTTGAAGACGATGAAGATGAAGAGCATGAGTATCGTTACGCTCGTGGTGGTAGAGGACGTGGAAGAGGTAGAGGAGGAAGAATGACTCGCTACGGTTATGACTATGACGAAGACGATGAATATTTAGATCGTGAACGTGAAGAGGAAAGAATGCATAGATATGAACCTAATTGTAGCACCAGCTGCTGCTTAATAAAAACTTAGGGCTACCGTAAAAGGTAGCCCTACTAAAACCAATTCAATTATGTTATTTAGTCAATTAAAAATAGGAGATCACGTGCACGTATTGGAAGTTCTAGGAACTTTTAAAAAGACTACTGTTTATAGTCTTGGTTCTATTACCTAGGTTTCAAATCCTTATGATGAAGCTTTGCCGCAAGGTTAGTTTCCAATACCAGGATAGAACAGACGTAAATTAGTCGATGTATTTATTAGTTGTAATGGAGAATCTAAGAAACTATCAGTACCAGCTGAACGTTCAATAATCAACGATACTTCTATAGGACTTACTGTTGCTACCAACAAAGAAGAAATAGCTAATATGGTTAGATAGAACTACAACGAATTCAAAGCTAAAAAAGAAGCAGCAAGTAAGTACGATGAAGAAATGGAGAAGTGTAAAGATATTCTAGATCAACTAGAAGCACAAGTAGAAGTTCCTACAGTAACTAATACTGTTGATAACAGTAAAGAAATAAATGATTTAAAGAATGATGTAGCTGATATTAGGAAGATGATAGAAGATACTAAGAAAATGTTTATGGGAGGATTCCCAAAACCACCAATGCCACCTATGCCTAATGTACCAGCTCCATAGATGAAATAATACTCGGCAACGCTCACAACGTTCGCTCACCTCTACGAGGCTCGCTCACTGTATAGTGGACGAGCTTTTGTTGTTTATGTATGTTAATAATATTTCCTCGCTTCGCTCAGAGTTCCTTCGCTTCGCTCGGAAAATTATTATAAAGCTTTTTAAGAAAGGCTATTAGTTTCTGTTAAGGAGTGTATCTAAGATACTATAAAAATTTACAGTAAGTCTTAAAATGCGTTTTATGACTATTATAATTATAATTTAAATATATAGATATGACATTAAATGAGCTCATTGATGATGTTCTATTAGAAGCTAGAAACAACTAGATTGCTGAGAGTGAAAAGCTCAGTAGATACTAGATAGAATTGTGGATTAAAACTTATCGGGCTTACTTATTAAAACAGAAGTTAGATAAGGGAGAACAATTAGATTAGATCTTCTATTAGACTATACGTATGCATCTGGATAAAATAGAAGAAGATCCAGGTCATGCAGAATACCAAGGGGATAAAGAATTGCCTACTTTACTTGGTACTAAACTTACTACTTCAGTAATAACAGTAAAGGATGCCTATGGAAACATTATTCAATTAGGTTCTGAAACTAAGATGAAATTCTAGAGATATAGAAAGTACACTTGCAAAGATTATATTGCATATGTTAAAGGTAATAGGATATATGTAGAAGGTGATGCTAATCAACTAGAATATATTGATGTAGAAATAATTGCTGAAGATCCTACTGAAGATAAACTGTGTTACAATCCTGATAAGGATGAATATCCTTTACCAGCTTATATGTGGGGTACAGTTAAGTAGCTAATCTTTACTAAAGATTTCTTAACTATGAGATAGCAAGTATCTGATACTACTAATGATAGTAAAGATGATACTTAGAATGTAATGAATTAGAATGTTAACAGAAGTATAAGACGATGAATGAATTAAATAAATCTGCATTTAAAACTGCTTCCTATACTATTCCATCGTTTTATAATTCTTATTTAAGTAGTATTGAACCCGATACTGTTTATGATATTGACTATACTACATATAGAAAGATTATAACAGAATACTTTCAATATCTAAGAGATTAGATAATAGAGGAAAGTAAAAGGGTAAAGCTGCCATATAGAATGGGTAGCTTGTAGATAATTAAAAAGTAGCCAAAGCATTTAGATAGCAGAAGTCTTAGAATTGATTATTAGGCTACTAAAGAATATGGTAAATTAATTTACTTACTAAACGAACATTCTAATGGATATAAGTATAGGCTATATTGGGATAAATAGGATTTACTAGTTAAAAACAAAAGTAAATACTAGATATAGTTAAGTAGAGCTAATAAGAGAAATTTGGCTAGTATAATTAAAAATAAAGTTCACGATTACGAAGAAATATGATTTACAAAATGACAAGTAGTAAAGCCGTGATTGCTAAAGTAATTGCGGACTTAGGTTTAAATGAAACTGAAATACCTATTACAGACATCAAACAATGGATAGGCGAAAGTTTGATGAATATAGGTTCTGTTAATCAACTAGATCATAAAGTAGAAGTAATACCTATCAATGGTTATTAGGCTAAGTTACCATGTGACTTAGAAAGATTAAATAGTGTAGCTTACTCTACGTGTGATTGTGGTGGTTGGATACCTATGAAGAAGAGTACAGGTACATTCAGCGTCTATGACAGAAAAGATAACTGTGATTGTTGTAATATGATTGTACACGATGATGTATTAATACCATTGGTAAAGAATCTTCACAATATTACTAAAGATAAAGACGCATTAGAAATACTTAATAAAGATACTAATACTAGATAGACGCTTAGTGCATTAATTAATAATTATACAGTTTGTAGCAAAAATGGTAGATTACAGCACACTAGTTTTAATGGTACTAATTTCAGTTATACGCCACAATATGATGTTAAACCAGGATATCTCATCTCAAACGTTCCAGAAGGATATGCGAAAATCTCATACCACGCTATCTATACTGATGAAGATGGTATGCCAATGATGCCAGATGTATAGTCTTACTTTGAAGCTTGCTTCTGGTACTGTGCATAGAAAATACTTTATATTAAGTATATAAAAGGAGAAGTACACAGATAGTTGTGGATAGATGCTAAGAACTCTTATAACTTCTATAGAAAGCAAGCATATGCTGAATCTTTGATGCCTAATCAAGATGAATTGACTAATATTAAGTATACGTGGAATACATTAGTTCCAGAGATGGATGAAGAACGTACTTTCTTTAGTACTACTGGAGATAGACAAGAAATTTATAATTAGAATTATAATAGACTATGGAGATAAATAGCCAAGTAAATACATTTCAAGGGGGTATGAATATCGACAGTGATATTACTATGCTAGCTGATAACTAGTATAGATGGGCTGAGAATGTTCGACTACTCACAGATAATGCTGGTACTACAGGTATTCTATAGAATATAGAAGATGTAAGATAGTACGAAGGTGGTATTGAAGCATCTGAAAATATACTTGGTACAGCAGTAACTAGGTGGTACAATTCTACTAAGAAGATAGTAGAAGAATGTGGTATAGTAGTTACTATGGAATTGTATGAAGGAACTTATATTAATAATGTATGGGCTATAACTGATTTCAACAGTATTAAACCTACTTGGACTTTAGTAGTATCTGCTGTTATGAATCTAGTTAATAAAGTAGCTATCGTTACTAATTATGAGTCAGATAAAGTAAGCAAGATATATATATCTGATGGCACTTCTTCTATTAAATGCATTAATATATCTGCTCAATATAAAACAGATAAGACTAATCACATAGAAGATGATACTTACTTTGACCTATTACCTAGTTCTACTATTGCACCGTTTAAGTTTATTGAATTGACATCTGGTAATTTACCAGCTGGTATGATACAATATTGTTATCAGTTATTCAGTGTACATGGCGGAGAAACATCTACTTCTTCATTAAGTCCTATGATACCTATATCATCTAGTAATTCAAATTCATCTAAAACATTTAAAGGTGATAGACAAGGTGAGAGTACAGATAAAGGTTGTATGTTACAAGCTACTTTGTTTAATGATGGTAGATTTGAAAAAATAAGAATCATTAGTATTCAGTATACTAGCAATACTCAAACTCCTAAGATATATGTAATTAATGAATTAGACTTACCTAAGTCTGAAGATAATGTAATAACATTTAATTACAATGATGTTGGTAGTAGTTATGTTAACGAATTAAGTATAGAAGAATTTAACGATCTTGTTCCATTTGAATTTAATGCTAAAAGTATAGCAAAAATGGATAATAGGTTGTTTGCTTCTAATGTGCAGGAATTAACTTGGGATGTAGATTATGATGCTAGAGCATATAGATGTAATAGTAACGGTATTATTAAATTAAACTCTAGTATAAGTAATCAAGATATTACTACTACTTTTCAAGAACTAACTAGTCCAGAAACAGATTTAGTTATACCAGAAGAACACGATTGTATAAACCCAATGAATAGTTCAATGGTATATCCTAATAATTCAACAGATGAATATGCATTTGGATATGATGATAATGGAATTATTAGAGGTGGTAGAGGTTTAAATATTAGTTATAGATTTATTATAACAGATTTAATAGAGTCTGATAATACTCCAGTAGTTGATGATGAAGGTGATAAATTTGTACCATATAGTATGAGCTTATCATCATCTAAAAAGTCTTATAATACTATTAAGTTAATATGTCCTGAAACAAAAGAATTAGTACATACATTTAATAGTGATGGTAAATCTAGAATAAGAAACTATTGCGATCCTTACTATGTATCTAATTTCTTAAGTCATCAAAGAGATGAAGTATATAGATATGGTATAATATTATATAACAATAAGAATATACCTTCTCCTGTACATTGGATAGGAGATATAAGATTTCCATCTGCTGATGTTGAAGGTTATGAACCTTTTACTTTTGGCGGAACTGTAGATGGATCTGGTAACTATGAATTAGTATCTCATCCACTTGGTATAATGTTCTATGTGAATAATCTTCCTACGGATGTAGTAGCTTATGAAATAGTAAGATGTGATAGAACGTTAGCAGATAGAACTGTAGTTACACAAGGATTATTAAATAAGACTATTAGATTTAACGGTTGGTATAACAACACTGAGGATTATAGAGCTGAATATTCTTTAGGTAGTATAGATAGAAGACCTACTATAATGCCTACTTTTGTAGATGGCTCTATTTCTCCATTTGCACAAGGTTATTATCATATATATGATAATAAAATGGTATAGAAAGAAAAATAGGCTATAAATCCATTGGATACTAATGGTATATTTGATTTTGTTAGTGCAGATATATGTTTTAATAAAGAAAAATCAGATTCTATTGTTAATAGTGGAATGAGTATTGTTCCGTTATACTGTGCTAATTCTGCTACATATTGCGATGATGCTAATTACAAACATTATAGATTAGGTATTCCTTTTACTAAAGTAATGGGACGTAATGATAATAATCAAACTGAAAATCCATTTGGTGGTGTAGTAGAAGGTTCTGGCTATGATGGTGATACTCCAGCTGTTAAACTAGATGGTGGAGTATTTGACGGATTTGAGCAAAACGATGGTAGACTTAGCGGTGGTATATGTAAATATTATTAGTTCTTTGGAAAGAATTATGCTCATAAAGATAATTCAAATTTACGACAATCTTTTTCAATAAAAGATGTTACTAAACCAACCAATATATCTCCATATCAAGAAGCATTTGATGCTAAACAAATAGTAGACTATATTGATAGATTTGGATTTGTAAATTATAGTATTGGTTCTAATGAAGCTCTTGGTCCTCACGGAGTATGTTTGGCTATTAGTGCACCAGATGTATATTCTGGTAATTTTACAGGAATTCGTACCACTCCTTTATTAAGGAAATATAGACACAACGCTGTATTGTTTGTTAACATAAAGAAAAACACTACACAGTACGGTGGTAACACTTTTATGAGTAGAAGCTATTCTATATATAACAGTACTAATACTTATGTTAAAACATCTTGGGAAGGATACGATAAAGCAATGTGTTTTGGTGGTGATACATATTTAGGAGTATTGGACTATACTCATACTATGCTATTTACTAGAAATGACCCTAATGATAGAAATGGTTTTAAGAGATATGTTGGAGCTTACATTCCACTAGAATCTAGTATAAACCTGTACTATAGAAATGATGAACATTACTCTCAAGATATAGTAGAATCATCTGGAAATGGTCAAACTGGTGAAGCTAATGTTTACTTCCTTACAGATCCAGGATAGATGAACACTCTATATACTTAGAAAACTCCAATGTATGTATATAATGCTGCTTACTCTAATACTAGTACTAGTAAGAATTATATACAGAAATCTATATATGCTGAGGATGATGTTAAAAGCATGAATAGAATCACTTGTTCAGAGTTAAAAACAAATAATGAACAAACAGATAGTTGGACTAAATTTAAATTTGCTAACTATTTAGATACAGATAGTACATATGGACCCGTTACTAATCTTAAAGTATTTAAAAACAAATTGTATTTCTTCTAGGATAGCGCTGTAGGTATAGCATCTGTTAACGATAGGTCCTTGATTACTGATAATAATGCTGGAGCTTTGACATTAGGTACTGGTGGTGTTCTTACCAGATATGATTACTTAGTTACTTTAAATGGTGATAGTATTATTAATGATAAGAGTATTACTAATTCTGAAACCACTTTGTATTGGTATGATTTAGATAAAAATGTTATATGCTCACTTAGCAATGACTTTAATGAGTTATCTAAAGTAAAACAAGTATAGACGTATTTAAATAGATTACCAGATAATGCTAGAAAGAATCCAGTATCATTCTATGATAAGAAATATAATGAAGTATGGTTTAGAATATATGACAGATGTTTAATATTTAATGAACAACTAAATGTATTTACTTCTTTTTATACTCATAATCCAAACTGGTTCTTCCCATTCTCTACTAGATTAGTTACTATTAAAAACAATAATTGTTATTACTTACATAATATGTATGATGTTAATAGTACTACTAAAGAAGAAAAAATATCTTATGTTAGATTTGTAGTTAATAAAGATATAGCATATACTAAAGTATTCGATAATCAATGGTTCTCTGCTGAATTTGTAGACATTGGAGATGAAACTAAGCCTACGTTAATATCTGATATACACTTTAATACTAAGAATTAGGAAACAGAACCTATTGATTGGAAATAGATAGAATAGAGAGAAGATACATTTAGATTCCCAATAAGTAGAGAGAAACAAAATAATCCAGGTTAGCAGCAATAGACTAATATGTCTTATGCTGGAAGGATGAGAGGAAAATACTTAATCTGTAATTATACATTAGATTGTAACGATAACAGAGAATTTAAGCTTCCTTATGTTAAAACAACTTATAGATATTCAATGTTATAATATGAAAACTAAGAAATTAAAAAGAGTTCCTCAATATGCTTTCGGTGCTGATGCTATTTCAAACTGGGGTAATATGAGTGGAGTAGATAAAGCGAATGTAGTTACACAAGGAGTTGGTGCTGTAGGTAGTATGATAGGTAATGCTACTAGTGGAAAGAAACCTACAGCAGCTGGTGTAATAGGTGGAATAGGATCTGGAGCTGCAATGGGTGCTTCTATTGGAGGACCTTGGGGAGCAGTAATAGGTGGAGCTATTGGTGGTATTACTTCAAGTATAGGTTCTGGCGGTTCTGTTAATGAACAGACTGGTGAATATGAATTACCATCAGGAATAGCTGGTCTATTCGGTCACAGTAAAAGTTATATACGTAACAAAGCTGGTAGAATTAAAAACGGTATTCAAGCCAGACAAATGTCTGAATAGGTAGCAGCTGATTACTATCAAGAAAATGGATACAATGAATTAAGTTTATCTAAAGGTGGTATAGTACCATCCACTGTAGCTTACTTAGATGATGGTGAAATGCTGAGAACACCAGATGGAACTATAGGTTCTATACCAGAAGAAGGTAAACCTACAGATTCTAATTTATTAAATGTACCTGTTGGAACTCAAGTATTAAGTGATAAGATTAAAGTTCCAGGAACAAATAAAACATTTGCAGAAATGGGAAAGAAATTAATGAAGAAAAGCAACAAGAAAGCTAATAATATATATGCCGAAAATAGTTAGATGCTAAATGAGAGAAATAATTAGATAGCTTATCAGGCATTATTAGATTAGCAAGAAGCTTTGAAAAGTAAAAAAATAAAGAAGAATACTGCTGCTTATGCAGATGGTACTAGAGGTATTAAACCATATGGATATAATAAAAATATGTCTGATTTTAAATACTGGGATTCAGATAAAAATAACTATACACAAGATTACTTAAACTGGGTCAATAGTATCACAGACCAAGATGTAAAAGATATCTATAGTGGTAAATATGGAGATATGTCTACTTACTTAGGTAAGAATAAAGGAGTTATACCTACAGTAGAACAAGCTAGATCTTTAATGACAGACAGAAAGTATGGTGATTGGCATAAGATTGGTCAAGCATATGTAGATAGTAGATCTAATCAAAGTAATGGACCTAGACATATACCATCATCTGAAGTAGCAAGTAGATTAGGCATTCCTTATAACATTAACGCTCCTATTGGTAATGTAGATACTGCTAATGCTAGAAGTAGTAAATACTTTAACTATACTGGTAATCCTGGGCAGCTTCCAGTAGGTAATATATATGGTACAAATAGTAAAAAACCGAAAACTCCAAGTGATAATAACTGGTTAGATCTAATAGATAACATAGCTGCATTAGCTGGACCTATTGGTAATATATTCTCAGGTAGTCCTGAAAGAGTAGAAACATATACTTATGATCCAGTATATGGTCCTACTGATTATAATATAGATCCTATACTTAGAGAAGCTACACTAAGTGATAGAATTGCTAGATACAATATGGCTAATATTAATCCTAACACTGGAGCCAATATGGCATTTGGTTTACAGTCAGCAGTTAATAGGAACAAAGCTATCGCTAATGCTTATGCTACTAAGAACAATGCTGAAAATCAAATGGCATTTAACAATGCTCAAATAGCTAATCAATGGGGGCAACAGTATGCTAATGCTAGACATTTAGCTTCTGTAGAACAAGCTTAGAATGATGCAGCTACTAGAAATATTCGTAGAAAAGGATTTGGTGATTTATCTACAAGAATATAGTAGATAAGTAAAGATAAACGTTTAACTAAAAGAGACTCTGCTGTACTAGAAGCTATGTTACCTTATTTGGAATACGGTATGACATCAGATCAATTAACTAAATTATATAATAATTTGAAAAGATAATGGCAACGAATAGATTTGATAAACCAATAGAAAGTGAGTATATTAGTTAGTATACACCAATACCCTTTGAATAGTTATATGCTATAGGTAAAGCAAATAATGAAAGAGTAGATAAAGCTTATTAGGATTTAGGTAATCAGTTTACTAAGTGGTCAGAGTTTAGATCACCATCAGCTGTAGATACTAAGAGATGGTACGATTTAACAGTTGGAGCTGGGCAAGATATAGTAAACAAATTAGCAGCTAATCCAGATTTGATTAAAACGGCAGAAGGCAGATCCTTAATATAGTCGTTTATTAATACTAGACCTTATAATGAGCTAAGTTAGTTACAACAGAGTAGAGAAGGATTGCTTTAGAGATAGAAAGTAAATCAACAACTTATGCTATCTGGTAAGTATAATCCTTTATGGCATGAAGTTGATTTTACTAATTATAATACTTTAGATAGAGGAGTATTTAATGATGTTGCTCCATTAGCTTATAAATCAGAAGTAGATTTAGTAAAACCTTATGTTGATAATTTGAAACCTGGATTTATTAGACAAGAAGGCGCTTATGATTGGAGAGGAGTTTCATCTGAAAGAACAGATAAAGAAATAGCTAATAATATTTCTGCTATATATAATACTCCCGAAGCACAGAAACATATACAAGTATTAATACAGCAAGGATATACTCCAGAACAAGCAAACGCTTTATTTGCTAATCGTATATATAGAGCTGGTAGAGAATTTGCATATGAAGATAGAGAACTTAATCCTTTATCTAAGATATACGAAGAAGATAGATTGAAGAGAGCTAGAATAGGACAACAAACTGCTCAAAAACCCTTTAGATTGACAGAATCTATTGCAACTACTGGTGGAGATGCATTTAAATTAGGAACTCAAGCTTACATAGCTAATAAATATAGAGATCAGATAAATTCTTTAACCGATCAATATAATAAAGCTGTCGAATCAAATGATACTCTATCTGCAAATATATTTAAGGAACAATTACGAAAAATATATAATGAATCTAATAGTTACACACCAAATAAACTGTTTAATGAAATATTTAAAGAATATGCTACAGATGGTAAATTAACTAATATAGATTTATCAAACGCTACTAATGATATTTTGAATAGATTTGCAGCTCCATCTCCTATAGCTTCTGTAAATGATTTGTTACAAACTACTATACCAGGTGTTACATCTGAAACGGTTACTACTCCATTAGGTAAATATAGAGTAATAGCTAATCCTAGACAATTAGATTTAGCTACAGATGTTATATCTGAAATAGCTGGTTATAAACATGTAGAATCTGGAAAGAATAAGTTTAGAGATGCTCTTAAAAACGGTAAGCTTACTAATGTTATTCTTCAATAGGGAGGTAATATTCTTACTTTACCTGTAAATAAAAATGGACAAGTACAGCCTAATTCTAGTTAGGTAATTACAGTAGCTATACCCCAAAGTCAATTAGATGCGTTAGGTATAACAGACGCAGATATGGTTATATCTGGAGCTAAAAGAATATACGATCGCTCTGGTAAGGTGTCTCTATCTACAGAAATAAAAGAAGGAGATAAACGTAAACTACCATTTCAAAGATACTTAGAAGAAGGAGAGTATAGCAGTAAATATAACTATAAAGGAAAAGTATCTTACAATGTTCCTACAGAAGATGTATATTGGTAGATAGAATTACTAAATAAACTTCCAGATCCACAAGATAAATTAAATACTGAATACTTAGATCAACAAGCATGGAAGCTATCTATGACAGATGCATTTAGATCTGAATTATATCCAAGTACACAACAGGAAGCTTACGGCATTGGTTATTCTGCCGGAAAAGAAGAAAAATAAAATCGCATAAAAAAATGGCTAAGAAAAATAAATTTAATTTGAATTCCCCCTCACTAGGACAATAGCTAGTGAGGGAAGCTATGACTCCGTACAGCGAAGGGTTTGATATATCGCAACTACCATAGTCATATGGAATAAATGAATTTACTACAGAACAAGAAGTGCCAGTAGTAGAAGAAGCTAAAGATAATAAAAGATCTTTAGCTGAAGATATTGTATGGAATACTGGAAAACTAATAACTAATGTATTAGATAATGCTAATCCATTATATCAGTATATACAAAAAGAAAGACTTAGTGTTGGATTGTCTAAATTACAAGACAATTTAATGGAAACAGAATCTAAATGGATACCACAGATATAGGAAGCTCAAAACTATTTAGAAGCTAAGTCTATTGTAGATAATATCTCTAATAATATACTTACAGATGAATAGAAAATAGCAGTACAAACTGTAAATTAGTTAGAACCTAACATAAAAGAGTATGCTAAATCTAATCCGTACTTAAGAGATTTATTCTACGATACAGATCCTACGAATGTAAATGGTAGTATAGCTATAAACTTTAAAGCTTTGCTAAATGACTTTAAAGATAATAATATATTCAACGTAAATCCGCTAGATAATATAGCTACAGCGTTAGAAGATAATGCATTAAACTAGGAAGAACAAGATTTCTTATGGAACAATAAATAGCAACAAATGTCTGATAAAGAAAGATTAGACGCTATTTAGAAAGTGTTATCTGATGCTAATGATGAATACGAAGATAAAACAGCTAAGATAGTAAAAAGATAGAATACTTTAAAGAAAGGTAATTGGTTGTACGATCCTACTGCTCTTACTAAAGAATTTTAGCAGAGAGTAAATGAATCTGAGTTATCTATTACTGATCCTAAATCTTGGTTTTATAATCTAGGTCATATTGGTAGTTCTTTGTCTGAAATAGAAATGATGTTCTTACAAACAGGAACTTCAATATTGGCTAATAAAGCAGCTAGAAGTCTAGCTGTTAGAGGTGCTATAACTGCTATTCCAGGTATTGGTCAAGCAGCTACAGCAATCGCTTTAGGAGAATCAGTTTTTAATCTTTGGTTAGCTAAATATTACAGGCAATCTGAAACAGCTAGTGAAGTATTTGATAACTATCAGCAAAGAGTATTGCAAAGTGCTAACGATAATAAGACAGATGTAAATAGAGTATTAGAATCTTGGGAACCTAGATTAGGTGAGTTAGGTTATCCTGTAGATTAGATGGACGAAAATGAAAAACTACAAGCTGGTTTAGCTCAAGGTCTGACTACAGATCAAAAAGATTTTGAAGAAATCAGAAACGATGCTTTTGATGGCTTACAAATGGTTAGAGATGTGAATGACGCTTTAAGTTATTCAGATTATTTACAAAGTATGCCGTTTTCCTATGGAGGTAAAATATTATGGAATTAGGCTAGTAAAGCATTAGCAAAAGCTAGAGGTATAGAAAGACCTTTAGATGAAATACCAAGTATAGTAGACCGGATTGGTTTGGGTAAAGCTATTGACAGAGTGGTGGAAAATATTCTGAACAAGGCGTCTAGACCTGGACAAAATATTACTAGGAAACATTTATTAGAAAACATTGGTAAATTCGCTAAAGCTAATGCTATTAATTTTGTATCTGAACGTAGTGAAGAAGGTGTTCAATCTGTAGTTGGTAGTAGATATCAAAGAGGAGAATACGACTATTTAAAAGACAAAGGAATAAATCCTATATCTGCTGCATACAACGCTGGTCTTCTTGGGTATGAAGCCAATCTTGCTTACTTTGGTTTATCAAACGATAATTATCTAAATACAGATGATGAATTAAAGAAGGCGATGGATATTGGTGGATTCATAGGTTTAGTAATGCCATTTGCTGGTAATGCAGTACAATTGAAAAATGCAGTAAGACAGTATGCTTCAGATAAAGAAGTACAAAAACTTATTGCTAAAGGATATAGTAATGCTGAACAGGATAACAAAATGGATGTCTTCCTCGATGCTTTACAAGCTGGTAAAGATATTAATTATGTTACAGATTATTTAGAGTCTGCTAAAAAATTGAAACAGCCTGGAGTAACAGATGAAATGATAGATGAAGACAAAAATCTAGCTACTAATCTGTGGGCTGAATATCGTAATAAATCTATTGATGAAAATTTAAAAGATTTAGGTATTAAGAGAGGCAGCTCTGAGCATAGAAAAATAGTTAAGAACTATCTACATATTAAAGATAGATTGAATGAGGCAGAGCAATCAACTAACGATGTAGCCAAAGAGTTAGAAAAGATAATAGAGCAAGGTAAAACTAATAAAGATGATGTACTCCTACAAAAAGCTAGAGAATCTTATGATGCATTTGTTGAAAGTAAAAGATAGTCTGATGAAGATTATCAATACAAAATGAACGCTACTCCAGAATATGCAGACGAAATAGAACAAGATTTTTTATCTACTTTACCTACTTTTGATGAATATTCAAATGCTGTATATGATATTGCTTATCTAAAATTATAGAATCAAGCTATAACAGATTTGTATAAAGCTCTTACTAATAGAACTAAAACTTTACAACAGTTATCAGAGGATACTGGTTTAGATGTAGATCTCAGAAATATAAATAATATGAGAAACTACATTAAAAGAGAAAAAGAAAGAATAGAAAGAAACGTTCGACAAATAGTAAGTACATACGGTATACAAAATTTAGATTAGGCTCAAGATCCAGTAAATGCTGAATAGATAAAGAATTATGTAACAGCGTTTGTAATGAATAAAGCTGTAAGAGATAGATTGAGAGATCAAGCCACAGCTTATATTACTGGTAAACTTAAAGCAGAATCATATTAGGATATCAAAGGATATTTGTTCAAAGATTTATCTGAAGAGCAATAGGATAATATTATACAAGAATATACAGATAAAGCACTAAGAGAAGGTAAACCTCAACCTAGTAGAAAATCTATTATATCTAAGTATAATCAACAAGCTCAGATGAAGTATAATGATTTACTAGAATTAGCTGATCAGGAACGTGCGTCTAGAATTGTAGCCAATTCGTTATTTGCTGAACATCTAAGTAAATCAGTTAGATAGGAAAAAGTTGCTAGAAAAGAAAAAGAGGAAGCTGGTGAAGTATTACCACAAGAAGAAATAATAGAAAATCCAGCAGCTGCTACTGAAGACACTACTAAAAAACAACAAGAAAAAACAGAGGTTAAACCAGAAACTCCAATACAAGAAGGAATACAACAATAGCCTGTAGTACAAGAAACTAAAACAGAAACAGTAGAACCTGTAGTACCTGAATCCATGTCTACAGATGTAGATGATATTCTTAGAGAAGAAGAACAAGCTTTACTAAATCAAAAGGGCAGGCAGTTAGAAATAGAACCTAGTAGCGAAGATGTTCTAGTAGAAAGAGTTATAGAAGAATAGATACAATAGCCTGAAAGAGAAGTACAGGATATTATAGCCAGAGAAGAAAAAGTTGATGTAACTGTAGACGATGTTAGTCACGTAGAAGATAGCACACCTTCTCCACAAGAGCTAGAATAGGAAGATATACGTAACAGAACTTTATAGAATCCTGATGAAGTATCTGGTGTTAGTGAACAAACATCTGAAGAAGTACCAGAAATTGCTGTAGCTACAGATGCTCAAGAAGCAAATGAAGAACAGAACACTAATACAAAAGATAAAAGTAATCCAGTACCACCAACTCCAACTCAAGTAGAAGACAGCAAGCCTGCTCAGGATGCTCCTACTATAACTATAGTTGATGGAGGTATATATGTAAATGATGGAACTACTTTTATATCTGATGAAGTATTGTCAGCAGAAGCTCAAATGCTAGAAGATACTTCTACTGAAGTATATGGAGAAACTGGCTACGCTAATATGAAACCTGAAACTGTTACTAATAACTCTGATGCATTGAGTAATAGAAAGGTATAGAAAGTAAAACATGTTTCTAACACGTTTTTCTTCCAACCAGATGCTACATCTCCAATGAATATTACTGTGAATGGTAAACCTATTACTTTTACTAATAGTAAAGGAGAAGTAATACCTGTATTACCAGGAAAAGAATTATCTAAAAGACTTTTAAAGAACGGTTGGATAAATTCTGTAAATGCTTATTATATAGTAACTAACCATAGATACGGAGACACTTCTCCATATATGCAAGCTATTCACTTAGTATTAGAAGATACTGATGGAGTAATGATAGCTTCTCTAAGAACTCCAGATTATGTAGATAAAGAAATAGCATCTGGTAATTATAATTCTGAACAAGTTCAATAGTTACAAAAGCAGAAAGAAAAGTTAATAGAAATTAGGCAACAGATAGTAAATTCTTACCTTGGTAGTAATAAAACTATACCTACTACTATTATAAAGTCTGTTAAACCAGCTAAATTAAGAATAAGTAATGGAGAATTTAATAACCAAAAATCTCCAGAAGGAGCTCCTGTAAGACGTAAACTTACAGAAGTTAATGACTTTGGATTAGAACAAAATAACGTAAGAAAGTTAGACCAACAAGTAAAGGAATTGCAAATTGGTTATGGTACTGGTTCTGTGGAAGACTTTGTTACTGAGCCTTTTGTAATTCGCAAATTAGGGTCCAATGACGAATTAGCGGGTAATGGTGTTGGTAGATCTGGAGCATTATATATATTCCCAAAAGCAGAACAAACACCTAATGGTTCTATAGCTCCTATTCAATTATCTATACATAAATTAGATTATGATATTTATGGAGATGAAGTTGAATTGGGAAAAGACGGTAAAGTAAATTCTTTAGCTGAATTAGCATATAAGTTGTTAATCGGTAAAATAAAACTTGGTGGTGCTGAGCAAGATGTACTTAATATAATTGTTAATAATGGACTAAAGACTTTAATAAGTGAAGAAATAGGACAAAAATATCCATTTCTAATGGATAAAATGTTGTATTATCATCCTGAAGAAGGTAATACGCATATACAATTTGCTGTAAGAAATTCTAATGGTAGACACATAAAAGTAGAATTTGATCCTAGCAGAGCTTCAGAATCTCAGCATAAATTAGCTATAAGAAAAATAGCTAAAGATCTGCATTGGAATACAGATAAGTATGCTTTATTAGAACCTATACCAGATAGTATTGTTAGACTAGCTACTTCTTATTTTAAACAGTATCCGAATGCTAAACAATTTAAGATAGCAGGTTTAGAGCAATTAGCTTTTACTAGAGAAGACTTAGGAATAGGTACTGATAAAGGACCAGTGTCTTTACTTACTTGGTTAATTAACACTGGTAAAATTGAAACAGATTTAGGTGATACTATATACAGAGCTCCTTTCATATATACAGACGGAGTAGCTGTACCACAAGTTACTGAAACAGAATTAGCTAGTGCAAGCAAACAATAGCCAGTATAGAAATCAGCATAGAAAAAGGTAGAGGAAACTAACAATAAACAAGTAAAATTAGATAATAAACCTATTTCTACTACAGGTATAGAACATGTTTCTACTGATGAGAATTGGTCTGAAGAATAGATTAAAGATTGGATGAAAGCTAATTCTCCTCAATATAAATATAAAACTGGTAAATGGCAAGTAATTCGTAGAAATGGTAAATTGCAAGCTGCTCAGAGATTAGCTAAAAGGGGTTTAACTTCACAAGTAAAAGGTGAAGGTAAATTAAATGTGGATGAAGCTAGGTAGTGGTTGCAAGACAAACTGGGCATTGACAAATCAGATATTGTTACTTCAGAAGCAGTATTTAGAATGGCTAATGCTCCACAAGTATATGGTGCTTTAAAAGTATGTATAGATAGACTCAGTGGTGATGCAGCAGCTAGAATATTCTTATCAGAACAATCTGGGCAAGGAGTAGAATTCCACGAAGGTTTCCATTATGTAAGTTAGTTATTAATAAATGATAAGCTTAGAGAACAAGTATATCAAGATTATGTAAAACAATATCCATATTTAAAAGATGCTTCTAAACAAGAAGTAGAAGAAGCTCTTGCTGAAGAATTCAGACAATATATGCTAAATGAAACCAAACCATCTATAGCATATAGAATTAAGAAATTATTTAATGCAATACTTAAAGTATTAGGTATTACTAGGAATGGAGATTTAGTAAGAACTTTATTTAATAAAATACGCAAAGGAGAATTTTCAAAATATAAACCATCTAAGTCCACATTAGAAGATTTTGAAAAAAGATTTGGTGGTGCATTATACTATTATGTTCCAGGAGTAGAGGATAAAGAATTAAAGAAAATGGCTTCTATAGCAGACGCTACTACTTTCTATGCAGTAGTAGATTCTTTAAATGCTACAGTAATGGATACATTTAATATTAGTAGTATTGAAGATTTACAAAGTTTACCTAAGAAGATTAATGATATATTCGATGATATTCTAACTACTAACTTAGAGTTAGGAATGTATGATGAATCTCAAGAACAACTTATCAAAGATGTAATCAATAATAAAGAAGTATTTAAGAAACAAATAGATGATTACTTAAGAAACTTTAGTATTATTAAAAAGAATACTGAAGAATCAGAAGAACAAGAAAGAGAAGAAAGAGAACTTGGGGATAATCCTGATAATACTTGGGATAAAGAAAGTTATACAATAAGTAAAAAAGCCAATGTAGCTTTCAAAGCGAAACTATTCTTTTATTCTATTCCTAAAACTAAATACGAATTTGATCCAGAAACAGGTAATAAATACTTAGTAGAAGAGGAAGATGACTTGTTGATGACTACTAGATCTGAAGATTTCAATGTTGTGTGGAATAAGATATTAGAGAATCTATGGAACGTTGAAAGTTATTTAGACTTAGTAGATAAGTGTTATAATCTTGGTAAAGTAGATCCATTCTTTATGACTGTATATAATAAGTTAACTTCAAAAGATGATCCTATTGATGAAGTCACTTAGACTCAAATATTAAATACAGTTAAAAGTGCAAAAAATAGTTTAACTGCAATAATTGTAGAAAGAAAGCAGATACCTTTTGCACAGAGAGGATCTGATGAACAAATAGAATATGCTACACAAGAATATTCTAATAAATTAAAATGGAGAATTCAGAATTCTGATGTATATAGAAAGATAAGTAGATTACCAAAGAAATGGTCACAATAGTTCTTCTTGTCAGATTTAATTGATGTTAATGAAGATGGTACTAGAACTATAAATCAAGATAAGTTTCATTCTGCTGTGTGGAAACATAAAATATTAATAGATAATGTATTAAAAAAGAAAGATAAAACTTTGGATGATTATATTAAAGTTAGATCTAACTTTATAGATATGTGTAATAATCTATCTATTAATATGGATGATTTAGCATTAGACTATTTACTTACTAATGGAACAGGTTAGCCTAACATGCAATCATTTGAGAATTTCTGGAGATCTGCAAATGCTAGTACTTCTTTAACTAAAAGTATATTAAATAATATTAACATAGCTGCAATTAGAGGTACAAGTAGTATAAAATCCAGAAGTGGAGAAACTGCTAGAACATTTGATAGAATATTTACTAGTAGAAAACCAGATGCTTAGATAAATCTAATGGCTATAGCTTGGGGTAGAACACATCCATCTCCAGAAGAATTTAGTGTTACTGGAGCAGATGGTAATCTAGTATATCCTATTACAGAGAATAACTATATGTCAGACCAAATAAGATGGTTGAAATATAATTTGAACGGTAAAAGAGAATTATTAGGCAAAAATCCTTACTCTGCAAATTCTTTGTTATTACAATCTATAAACAGTAATGCTGATTTAATTAAATTAAATACTTATCTAAACTTAGAAGAGAATCTGCAAAACACTAATCGTGATTACTTTGGTATATCTCCTATAGAGGATTACTTATCTAAAATGACATTTGGATTTAATAATCACTTATTTTGTCCTACTATGTCTGATAAAAAGACATGGCACACTATAAGTGGTATTCAAATGGTCAAGGATTTCTTACCATCTACAGCTATCACTGATTACGAATACAATGAAAACGGAGATATAACTAGAGTTATATTTTAGGATCAAAAGAGAAGATTCTCAGATAGAACTTTAAATATATTCAAAGGATATTTAAGAGACGAATATAATGCTATATAGAAGTATTTTGCTACTAAACAAAGTGTTATAGACAATCCCAATCTATCAGTTGGTAATTACCATGGTAGTAAAAAAGGTAAGTTCGCTGATGGTAATGGTGGAAGATTTAGATATTTTAATAAGATAACTATTAATGGTGATACTTATAATCTGAATGAAATTTTAGCTAAAGCTGAATATTCTAATGATTCACAGTCTATACAAGATATTCTGAGTGTGATTAAATAGGCATTAGATAACGATACAGTAATCAAAGAAGCTATCAATGATTTGTTAGTAGATTATGTAAATAATGAAATATCAAAAGCTATAGAACTAGGTGTGATAGGTGAAGACTTAAGTAATAAATATATACCTATAAACTTTGTAGAAGAATTTGAAAAAATAAGTTCTAAAACTGATAGTAGAGATAAAGGAACAGATGTGATATACTCTATTATAGCTTCACATGCTATTAATAGTGCTATTTCTACTATAGAAATAGAGAAATGTTTTACTGGAGATCCTGCATTATATAAATGGCAAAAAGAACTTATGATATATAAGCCTAATGATGATTCATTTGTACCTGTTATATCAGATGAGAGAACATTAGAAGCTTGGATAGATAAACATGATCCAGATGGAGATAAATCAAGCTATTCTGCTTATTATATGATAACTGGTCGAGATGTAGATAAAATTAAACGTCTATCTTCAGTACTGTCTACTGGAACAAACTTGAGAACTAAATGGGGAGATACTAAGGATTAGGAAGATAGAAGTGATTCTAAATTCCAAGTATTATAGTTATCAGATAATGAAATAGGATCTACAGTATATGATACATTATATAGTATGTTTAGAAAATCCTTAATAAAGGATATGTTCCAAAAAGAGTTTGGTGTTACTGATTAGCAAGCATTAAATGCTGTTAAGGACGATCATGCTATAGAAAGTACATTAGGTAGATTACGTAAAAAGAATCCAGATGCTATTAAGTTTATTGAACAACAAGCTAAAAATAGCGCTAAACCATATGCTGACGGAGAAATTAATCAAGCAGATGCTGCTGTTTACATCAGACCAGAGTTCTATAAGAGATTGATGAAGTCTTTAGGAGAATGGAGTCCTGAAATCGAAGAAGCTTATAATATTATGGAGTCTGATGATAGCTGGTTGAGTGATACTGAGAAGTATCAAAAAGCAATTAAAGCTATCACACAACCTCTTAAAATGGTTTACTTTGGTGATCACTTTGATTAGACTCTTGGTATGAATGTAAACACATTTGATAAAATGGCTTTATTCCCACTATTTAAGACTTTTGCTAAAGCTGATAATAAATATTTATACGATCGTATGAATGATGCTAGTAAAGGTTATATAGACATGGTAGCGTTTGAATCAGCTATTAAAGTTGGTGGTAGAAAGAAGTTATCATTCTATAAAGATGGTAAAGTAAACTTATCTGAATTAACATCTAATAGTGATATAGACGGCATTTCTGGTAAAGGATTGGCAACATATACTTAGGATTTAACTCAAATCAGATTGCAGTTAAATACTGATCCACACGAACACCTTGAAAGATCATTTGGTACACAAGCTATTAAAATTGGTTTTGCTAACGTAGTAGATACTCGTACTTATGGAGAAAATAAAGGATTAGCTGTAAAAGGTTCTGAAATTAAGAAGAACATTATGGATGCTATTAACTCACTATCCAGAATAGGTTAGAATAAAATAAGAAAAGAGTTCTTTACTAATGGCAAAGTAGATAATCGCAAAATAGTAAATTATCTTTAGAGATAGGCTACAAATTCAGGTATGTCTGCTGAAATAATTGCCAATTTAACAGTTGATGAAAATGGAAATATTATAGTACCAATTGAAGCTCAAAGTATTAGAGATTGGATTCAAACTAAGATAACTTCTTTTGTCAATAAAGCAGTAGTAGATGTAAATACTCCTGGTGGTTCTGCTATTCAGATGTCTTCATTTGCATATGAAGCTGTTGGTAGAAGTGTAAAAACTGATGCAGAATTAGGTTCAGCTTTTAATCAAGGAAAGAAATTAAAATTCTTAGCTAAAGAAGGTCATATGCAAGTTATACTTAGTGAAAACTTCTTTAGAGATATATTACCAGAAGAACTTAAAAATGCAAGTTTTTATAGTAAACGCAAATGGTTAATTGATAATGGTATAATAGGTAGTAGAATGGTAGACGGTGTAGAAGTAGAATCTAAACCTTATGGTATAGGATATCGTATTCCTACACAGGGTTTGTCTTCCATGTTCTCATTCCAAGTAGCTGATATTGTGCCAACTACTATTGGTGATACAATCATAGTTCCGGAAGAATTTACAGCTATGACTGGTTCTGACTTCGACGTTGATAAACTTTATCTAGCTACATATACATATAAAGATGGTAAAAGAGTAAGTTCTGACGAAAAATCGGAACAAGGTTACGTTAATAAGTTGCTAGATAATTACTCATTAGTACTGACTGACTTTACTAATATTGCTGAAACTAGAGCTTCTATTGATACATTAACAAAGATTCTTCAAAAGCAGATTCTTCCAATAGTTCAACCAAAAAATACTGTAGAAGTAAATCCTATGTATGAATTAGCTCCTTCTTTCTAGCTTTCTAGAAAGACAGAGTATACTGGTGGTAAAGCTGGTATTGCTCCATTTGCACTTAACTCTACTAATCATGCATTAACTCAATTTACTCACTTATGTATCAATTATTCTAACGCTAATAGATATAATTTAGGTCAATTAGATTAGGTATATGGAGAAGATAATCAACGTATTATGGACTGGTTGTCAGCATTGATCAATGCTCACGTGGACGTTGCGAAAGACCCATATATTATGGCTTTGAACGTAAACTCTATTACTTATAATATGACTTCTCTACTCATTAGAGGTGGTAAAGGTGAGAATACTTTCTACTTCTTAGCCCAACCTGCATTGCGTAGGTTTACTAAAGAAATGTTAGAAAGTAAAGGTATAATAGGTGCAGAAAAAGGAATAACTGAAAGAGATAAACTTAAATCTATAGCTAAAGAATATATGACTTCTTTGAGAGAAGCGATTATATCATTAGATGATAATGATTCTAATAAAGCAAAATATGCATAGTACTATAATAGTTTAGCTAGTGAATATTCACTTCCATCTATAGAAGGATATGATGCTGTTGAAGTCAATTATAATGATGTGTTTGATAAGAAAGTAGCATCTGAAGCGTTAAAAAAACCAAAAGAAGTCAATGGATTATATCAACAAGTCATATCTATTAGAGCTTATCAAGATTTGTCTTCAGATACAGAAGTTTTATCAAATTTAGTTCAATTATCATAGATTGATACTAAGAAATTTGGTAATACTTTACCGTTACAGTTAAATTTCAAACGTAGATTAAATAGATATATAGATAATTATCAAAGTAGGTTCTATATAAATGGAGCTGATAACATAGAAAAACCTATAAACTATTACTTATCTTCTACATTCCTTAAGTAGAAACTAGATGCTGGTATAAATACTCCTAGAATATTATTAAGCGGACAGGTCATAGAAGCTACAAAAGGATATAAGACAATATTTAATGCTGCATGTGACTTCTTTTTAGGTAATTCTTCAGATAAAAACACTGTAGCTGAATTATCAAAAATATTAACTACCTCACTAAGAACTAAAGCTGTAGTGAATGCAGTTGAGGACTTTAATATTAGCGATAAGAAATTCCTTAATATGTTAAGAGGACCTAAAAGTATAGCTAAAAGGTTAACTTAGATTAAAAATGATTTAAGAAAACGTAATGATTTACCAGCAATTGCGTTCAATGGTCATATTAAGAATGAGTTACTTAACTATCTACAAGAATATGCATCTGATGGTACTAACTAGAAATATGATAGAATAGTAACAGCAGATAACGCTTTAACTAATACTGCTACTTATGAAAACAGATTATTGTCAGCATATCAAGATCTACTAGACTGTGAAGATGAAAGTATAAGAAAATTTGCTAATAGATTGGGTGTGTATGCTTACTTAACTAGTTTCGATAATAGAAGTACTGATTCATTCTTCGATGTAATAACTACTGCTTGGAAGAAACAAAAAGGTTATTCAGATGCAATTAAAGCTGCTATAGAAATACTTAATAATGATAAATTAGTAGGTATGGATTATTTTGGTTTTAATTCTGAAAACATGCAGAATAATAACTTTACAGAGTTATTTACAGAAATAGCTAGAAATGCTTATAGAAATGATAAAATAGTTAAACCATATCAGTTAAGTAATTACGATAATAAATATGGCACATTAGTTCAAATAAAACCTGATTCTAAGCCAATGCCAGCAGTATTTAGTAGTTGGAGAGCTAATCAACCATTTATTAAGATTCAACTTAATCCTAATGATATTAATAGTTACATATTATATCAAAAGGTAGCTACAATATATCAAGTAGACGAAAATGGCGATCCAGTAAAAAACACTAAACAATCTGTATATAAAATTATACCTGCACTTGGTACAAAAGATGATAGAAAAGTGTACTATGAATACCAAAAGCAATCTGGAGAACAATCTGCATTTGAAGAAAATGCTCTACCTAAAGAAGCTATTTGGAATAACACACAAATAGAACAGCTAGTCTAGAAATTTTTTGAACCTATGACAAATAAAAATCATACCACTTTAGTGTATGAATCTTCAGATGCTATAGTAATTAATACTGTAGAAAAACAAGAAATAGTTAGCTTTGAAGAGCCAGAAGTTACAACAGTAGGTTCAGATTTAGAAGCATCTAATGAAATACATAATACAGAAGATACTTAGTCTTCTACTATTTATGGAGAAGTAGACGAACAAATTTCTACAATAACGGTAGGACAAGATGATTCTGTTACGTTATCAGATATGCAAGTAGATATGGAAGATGGAACTTAGACTATAATAAGTGACGATGTATTGAATTTTACAGAAATAACTGATGATGTGTTTGGAGAAAGTCCATACTTTGATTCTATATTAAATGCTGGTATTACTCAGTATGAATAGGTACAAGATATAATTACAGATATGAATACTGGGACTGATACTGTTCAAGATATGAAATTTAATGATGAAGCTTATAAAAACTGTAAAGGTAAATAATTATGATTATATGTCCAAATTTTAGTGATAAGAATGTCCTAAAAGAATTTAATGAATTAAAAGAATTGGTAGGCGAAATTGGCGCCTACCATATCTGGAACGAAAACAATGGTAATCCTATTGATTAGACAAAAGATGGTAAGCCATCTAAGCTATTTTCAGACTTACTGTAGTATTATAATGGAGACAGAGCTGCTGCTATAAAAGGAAGAGCTAAAACCTTTACAAAAACGTTTAGTACGTGGTTTGAAGGATCTACCGCTATAGATGAAAACGGTGAACCTATTATTACAGAATTTGATGGAGATAGAGTGTTTGTTTCTGATCCAGAATATGATTCTACTAAAGAATTAACAGAGTTAGATACATCTAAAATTAAATCTGTTGATAATACTGGTTCTTTTTCCGCTTCTGACAGTAGAATAAAAGGATCAGAGCTAGATGAATCATTGTAGTATTACTTAACTAATAGTCTAGATGAAAGGTATCAACAAGATGTACAAGAATATATAGAAGCATACAGATAGTATTTTGATAAATATGATTATGCTACTAAAGAAAATCTTGAAAAAGAATTAGAAAGAGTAATACAAAAAATACACGATGGTCTTAAAGCTAGATTATATACTCTGAATAAAAAAGACACCAATGTTACAGATGAATTTAAAGCAGCTTTAACATTACAAATATCTGAATTAGAAAATAGGACAGTAGATAGAATTTAGAATATAACTAACTTTATATATAGTACTAAATATGATATATTATCTACCATAAGACAAATCAGAGATGTGGTAAATGGAGTGTAGGATAAAATGACACTAAAGTAGCTGTTGGATTTAAAACAAGATTTCTTTAATTTTTATTGTCCAATGCTAGATGAATGTGTTAATACTTTATCTGCTACAGAAGAATATAAATATATAGTTGGAGAAAATCTATATAGAAATTTATTAAAGGAAGCAAAAAGAATGCAGACTATCCTAAATGTAGGAGCTAACAATGTTAATAATATGATTACTAAGTAGTCTGCTGAAGAAATTAGAAGAATTGGTATATCTGTTAATAGTCCAACTATAGAAAATTATATATAGGAACATCAAGAAACAGTAGGTAAAGACATATTAGCTATTACTGCTTGGGTAGGAGCTGGAGATAAAATTAATGACGAAGCCATTAGAGCTTTATTTCATATAACTCAAAATGCAGAATTTGAAGTTAATAGAGCTACTTACGAAAAGTATAATAAACTAACAGAACTATTAAAAAAAGCTGGTACTTTTAATCAAAAAAAATTAGTAGAGCTTGATGAAAATGGTTTACCTACTGGATATCTAGTTAGAAAAAGAAACTATGGTAGATTTAATAATGACTATAAACAATTCTTAAAGTAGCTCAGAAGTGATTTAGGCATGTTAGATGTAGATGATTTACGTTCTGTAAATCCAACTATACGTACAGAGTACAATAAAAGAAAAAACAAATGGTTATCAGAACATTGTGAAAGAAAATATACTCCTGAATACTATGAACTATTTAACAATCTATCACCTTTAGCTGCTGATGCTAGAGAATTAGTACAAATCAAAATACACAAATTACTAGATACTGTAAAAGACGCTAATGGATTCTATGACACAAGTAAGTTATCAGAAGAAAATCAAAGTAAACTAAAGGATTTATATTTAGAAAAAAAATAGTTAGCTAGTATATATGGTATAGATGGAAAATTAAAACAAGGTGAAGAATATGAAATAGCTGTAGAACTAGCTGCATTAAATGATAAGTTGTCTAAAGGTATGGTTTTAAAATCAAATAAAGCATTATTTGATAAAATCAAGGCTGAAAAAAAAGCAAATTTATCTGAAGCTCAGTATCAAAGATGGTTATAGTATAATTCTAGAGATGAGTATACTTAGGAATTTTACGATGATCTTTCTAAAGTAGAAAGATCTGAAATAAATAATGAATCAGATAAAAAGCTATATGAATAGTTACAAGAAAGAAAAAGAGCCATACTTAAACAATTTAGAGATGATAAGACACACGAAATTGAAAAATTAATACCAGGAGTTGCTCAGGCTGAATTAGATAAAATAGATGTAGATTTATATAAGATAAGAAAAAGAAACGGTAAAAAGAAAACTACTGGATTAAAATTCAATGATATAGCTAAAGTAATACCATCTAAATTATTTTATAAACTTAGAGCTGATGCCATTGCTAATGGAACTTTAGCAGAATTTGAAATGACACATTGTAATAGAGATAGTCAAGGTAATATATATCCTAAATCTTATCTTACAACAGTTGTTCCAGTGAAAGAAAAATATATACTTAAAGAACAGCCATCTATTTACTTTTCAGAGGTAGATTAGAATTCTCCATTTGTTAATAAGAACTACAAACCAGAAGTTGAAGACTAGGGAGAATACTATTTGCCTAAATTAGAACTATACGATAATTCAGAAGCATTTAATAAAGTATCTTCAAATGAAGATTTACATGAATTATACAAAGAATGTGTGAATACTCTTAAAGAATCAAATAGCAAACTTACTAATCTTACTAATTTAAGTTCATATAGATTGCCACAAATATCAGGTTCTATGTGGAGATATGTTAGAGCTAGAGGTTTTGAAGGTTTTAAAGAATATTGGAAAGATAAAGTATCTACTAGAAATGACGATACTGGTTTAAACGATGAAACAGTAGATACTGGCACAGATAAATTATATTTTGTTCCACAGAATTATGTTAAAAGTCTGGATGATCCTTCTACTATTACAGCTAATACTGTTGGCTCTATAGTAGAGTATTTTAAAATGGCTGAAAACTTTAGAATAAAAAGTGAACTCAAACCTAAAACCGAAGCTATCTTACAATTTATAGGCAATCGAGACGTTAAAAGTAAGTACGGGAGAAGTAAAAAAGGATAGGAATCTAATATATATAAGTTTGCTAAAAGTTTCGTAGAGATGAATATATATGACATTAAGACTAAATCTGCTATATGGAATATCAAAGAAAGAGATTACTCTATACTAGGATTTAAAGGTCATATAAAACCTAGAAAAGTTAATTTTACTAAATTAATGCTAGGATTAAAAGCATTAGGAACTACCGTAAATCTAGGTTTAAATATTATATGTGCTACTACCGGCTTTTTTACGGCAGTTTATAATGATATAATTAATTCGCTTTCTGGTAGGTATTATAGTTTTGGAGATAGTATTAATGGTGCTAAAGCTTTGATTGTAGACTTATTTAAAAATAATTTCAGTTTACTTAGTGATTATCACAATAGTACATAGATGAAACTAATGGAATATTTTCAAGTAGGTGCTGAAATAAAAACAGATAGACTTAATCTATCTACTTTTCAAAAACAAATAGCTAGAAACTGGGCTTTTGGAGTATACTCTTTAAGTGATTATGTCGTAAAGGGTCATATACTAAATTCTGTTATGTACAACTATAGATACGTAAATGGAGAGTTTCTTAGTAGCGAAGAATTTAAACGTAAATATAGTAACGACGAAGTAATGTTAAATCAATGGAACACATTTAGATCCTCTAGAGATTTAGTAGAGTATAAAAATGGAAATATCGTAACCAAAGACCCTGCTTATCAAAAAGCCTGGGATGCTAAAAAAGAAACCATTGGTAACACTGCTAGAAATTTAGCTCAATCTGCTGATGGTTAGCTTACTCCACTATAGAAAACTATGTTAAGTAGTAATATTATAGGAAGTTTAGTAATGATGCATAGACAGTTTATGCCTATTATACTTCAAGAAAGATGGGTATAGAATAGACAATGGGATTATAGTTCTCAAAGATATAAAGAGGCTTTGTTTAGAGTTCCTTTTAGTATTGTTTCTGCAATAAGAAGAGATACTAGGAATATTAGTTTATGGTAGAAGTATATGTAGAATTCTACATACGATTAGCGTAGAGTAATAAGACAATTATCTTTAGAACTAATAGGTGTACATATATTGCATTTCTTCTTAATGCCAATAGCAAAGGCTTGGGCAGATGATGATAAAGATAATATATTAAAACAATTATTAGCTTTTGCTTTAGTAAGAACAGATTTTGAAACTATGATGTCTTCTACCCCTTGGGCAATCCAAGACGCTATCTCAACTATCAAAACTCCATTCCCCATTTATAGTTATTATGATAACTTTTCTGGATTAATTTCTACTGTACCAGCATGGGTACATAATCTGATTAATAATGAAGATGAAAAAATAGATAGAGGCGCTTATAAAGGTTTTTCTCCTACTTTTAAATTTGGAATGAAAATAACTCCGTTTAAAAATATATGGGAATTATAGGATATACCTTCTAAAAGAAGATATTACGAAACTCAAATTGCAAATAGAGATTCTGATTAATGAAAAAGGCTGGATTATTTCCAGCCTTTTATTTTTAACAAGTACAAGTATAATCAGAGCAAAAGTCATTTGACTTAAGCAAATCATCAAATTGATCTAAGTAGTCTTTCCAAATAACAACTAAATCTTTTACATCTAAATAACTATCAGTAAATCTACCTTTTTTACAGAATTCTAATTCTTGTATTTTATCTTTACTAACTTTAAATGAAAAGACAATATAAGATTGTTTATTTATAGTATAAGGAAACCAGTTATAATATGTTTTATTACAACTGATTTCCTCTATTTTTTTAGATAGTTCATAATGACTACTAAACTTATAAACTAAATATAATTTTCCTTCAGAATTGTCTCCTTTCAAATTTGTATACATATTTACAAATGCTGGACAATCAAAGTAAGATATTTTTGCTTCTATAAAATCACTTAAAAATATTAAGCATTTATTATAGTTTTTCAACACCATCACCTTCGTAGTATTCTACTGAGTGATCCCATTGATCTGTACTGATATGATATGAAATTTTCTGTAAAGAATTGTTAATTAAATCAATTTTCTCACTGAGTATTTTATCATTTTTCATGTTAAACACTCTAATTTGATTTTCAGAATCTTTACCAATAGCAATAATATATGCTTCAAAATCATATTCTTCAGAATTAAGATTTAATATCTCTTGCATATACCATTGAATTGCTAATCCATAATAAGCAATTTGTCTGTAATAATCATATTCTTCTACAGAATGTGCAAAATCATAGACATTTACAGTTGTTTTTAAGTCAATTAGAATTATCTTCTTATTAACATGATCAAAACATACTCTATCTAGTAAAGATTTACATTTAATATTATTGATTCTATTAACTTGCCAGTTAATATGAAATTCATTATGAGTTTCAAAAGTAGATGGTAAATTAAAAAGCAATTCATTTGCTTTCTTATGATTCTGAATATTTTCCTTAATCTTCTTAAGCATTTGTAAATCAGCAAAACTAATTATCTTCTTATTATCATCTTTCTTACTCAAGTATTCTAAGTAATCTTGATAAATCATAATAAGACCTTCAGCTTCTTCAATACATTTCTCATCAGATTTCTTATTACTATAAGCTTTTTTATAAGCAGATAGTTTAAGCTTATCTTGAGATTCTAATGGATTTACTTGCATAAGTCTATGATACTCATCTAATAAATCCTTTTGCTGTTTTACTTTAGGTGTTGTAAAATCAAGAATAATATAATCTTTCCAGAATTCATCTGGTTGAAGTAAATATTCATGTATCATAGTTCCTTTTTCAAGAAAAGAAAAATTCATTCCTTCTTCTTTTCCATCAAGCATATCACGAAAATATCTAGGACCTCTTTTAATAAACCACCCTATTGCAGAATTGCTTACTCTACTATTATCTTCGTAATAAGGAATACTAGTATCCATCTTACTCTTTAACATACTCTATAATTACTTTTTCTTCTATAGCTTGTATTTCTATAGTATTATCAATAACATTATTGAACATAGCTTCAATAGCAATATGTTCATTATCTATAACAATTCCTTCTACTTTCATACTTAATCCTCCATGTCGCTAATTACAGCTGACTCAGGAACTTCTGCTGAAGTATCCCAAACTACTTCATCTTCTTTATCTTGTTGTAGTTCAACTTCTTTAAATGTCTTAAGCCAATCTGCTACATTATTATTGTATGCTTGACTAATAAGTTTATCTAAGAATGCTTGTTCTACCTGTTTCTTTTCTTTTTCTGTCATAATATCTAATACTACAAATTCATAATTCTTTTTAAAACTATAACAATTATTCAATCTAGAACAATTGTATCTTCCAGAATTTACATCACTAGATCCATCATGCCAATGCCCATATAAATGATATTTACTCTTTCCAAAGGAGAAAACATCTAGAGCTTCATTACAAAATGGATTATCGTGTGTTAGTAGTATATCACACTGTGGTATATCTTCATAAGTATCAAATCTACTAAATGCCCATCTGTCCTCTTGAAATTCAATTGGTTTAATCCAAGGAGATCCATAGAATTTAATACCTTCATATATATACATTTCATCTATAAGAAATACTAATTTATCTTTAGATAAAACTTGCATATAATCTTTAAAAGAATTCCATTCATTTAATTTATACTTATATTCTAAGTAAAAATCATGATTACCTGGTATAATAATTACCTTCTTACAAGGTAATTTATCTATCCATTTTATGAATTTTGTTTCCCACCAATGTTTAGATGCTTCAATATTTCTTTGAGCATTTAATGTTACTATATCACCACATATACATAGTACATCACACTCAGGTATATTCTCAATGAGATTACCATGTATATCACTTATACCGCATATTTTCATGTTTATATAAGTTAAAAGGCTAGAATATATCTAGCCTTATTTGTTCTCACGCTGCATTACAACATTCACAATCGTCATATACATCATTACATTCGTCACAGTCATCACATTCATCATCGTATTCTACAGTATCACTAACTTTAGTTGGTATGTTTTCAGTAGAGATATTCATAATGTTTATAATTTCCTGAAGGCTAATGTCTTCATCTTCTAGCATTTTGACTTCACTCATGAAAGAAACAATGTTATCCATAGAAAGCAGTTTAATATTTTCCTTACAGAATTTTACCACTTCTTCTTTGTTCTTAATACCAAAATCATCAGCTAGCATAGGTAAGAATGCAGCATTTTCATCAGGAGAATATCGACGTAAATAACGAACACGTGAACAACGATCTTGCATATACTGACTAACTTGGCTTAAGTCATTGCAAGTCATAATTACTAGTTTCTGTGCAGTCTTTTCAACTCCATCTAAGAAATCTAGCATATACTCAGTTTTGAAGTTCTTTTCAACTTCGTCAAACAAAACACATACTGGAGTAGTAAAGGACTTAAAAAACTTAATAAGTTTACCTTCTGGATAATCAGGATTAACTACAATAATAGGTAAACCTGATTCCTTAGCTAATATTTTTGCCATTACAGTCTTACCTGTACCTTTAGTACCAGCTAGCATTACACCAGTAGTATTTGTATTTGCTTTATTAAAATAGGTTATAATACGCTTCTTAAATACGTCATCAGTTTTAGTAGAATAGATTTTCTTTGGTAGATTTAATTCACCATTTTCCTTAAATATAGGTGAATCTTCCCATCTATTCCAACTCAGATCATATACTTTACCAGGTATCAAATCATAATCAGCACCTTTAGGTTTTGCAATTATCTGTTCTCCTATTTTAATAAATTCATTCTTTGCCATAATCTGAAAATTTAAGATTTTAATTTGTTGATTAATTCATCAACTTGTTTTTTATTCTTTACTAAGTAAAACTTAGTATCTGGTTCATTCAAGCTTAAATAATACTTGAATAGTTTTTCTCTGTTTGCCCAAGAATCTGTAGCAAATCCTTTGCATTCTATAACAAAACCATCTCCTACAAAATCTGGTAAATAAGTAATAGCTCTAACTGTAGAGTTATTATATACAAACTTAGGAAGTAAAGTATATCTGTGCTGTTCATATTCAGCTGATATACCTGCTTCCTTTAGTTTCTAATATGTATAAGCTTCTAACTTAGATCGAAATACTATTCCATCTATTTCTTGTTTAGTAGCATTACGCACTTTCTTGTTTAAGGCTTGCTTTAGCATAGTCAATATAATTTTGTACACTATCTTTAGTTATTTTAAACGTTTCAATTCTTTCATAGAAATTACCGTTTTCATCTGTAAATCCTACTGAATATAAGAAAGAATAATCTTTATTATGTTTAAAAGCTTTAAACATTTCTTTAATTGAATTTACTATAAACTTACGTTTTTTATTCCATTCAATAAATTCTCCATGCAATAATACACTTACTAATTTGATTGGAATTAATAATAACTCTCCAAGTATTAGAGCTAAATCAAAAGGTAATGCTATTACTTTACCTATAGTTTTTAATAGTTTCATTTAACCAATTTTTTATTTCTTCAAAGCTATTTGCTTTAACAGCATCAGATACATCTTTAGCTTTGAATTTTTTGTTAATAAATATTGCTTCTAAGCCTGTTTCTCGGCTTAATTTGCGACTTCTTTTTACTCCAGCCACATCTCTATCAAAAAGTATTATAATACGCTTAAAACGCGTTTTAAGTTGCTCTAATACGTCTTTAGGTAGAAACGTACTCTCTGAAGATGGAGAAACTGCTGGTATACCCATCTCATGCAAACACATAACATCTTTCATGGACTTTGTGATAAATAATATATCACCTTTCTGAGGCAACTGCTCATAGCCTTGGATATCATAGTCTGTAAGATTGTTTCTCCATTTAGTATATTTATCTGCTAATGGTCTATATATCTTAAAGTTATTATAGACCTTATATGCATACATTGGATTTTCTCGTTTATAAGTACCCTTTACTATGCCATTACATAAATAATATTTAATACTATTTACATTGAATTTCTTTAGAGTATTTATAGAAATATTGAACTGTTTCCAGTAATTGATATCTACATCAGTAAATTCTTGACGTACTACACCAATTACTGTTTCAGTTGGCGGTATATATTGCTTAGAGCTAACGAGTTTAGTGTTATTAGTAATGTTTAACTTATCTACTATATCAGATAGTATATCATTATATTCTGTCTTACCAGTAAATAATGATACAAATTTAATTACATTACCACATTCACCTGTTCCATGATCTTTAAAAAGTAGTTGTTTAGTACGTTTACTATAGTAAATACCAAAGGATGGATTTTTATCCTTCCTAAATGGACTATTGTATATCATACCTACTTTAAATTGACCTATATATTTTGCATATATATCATATTCTGTTACTTTAGAAAGTATCCAATCTAGAGTAATGTTATCTGGGAGTTTTGCTCGCTTTCTACTATACATATGCAATCTGTTTTAGTTTGCTACTAGTCGTGGAATCGAACCACGCCTATCCAGAGATAGATTTTTATTTCTGCTGTGCAGGCTCACGCTTCCATAAATTATCTAATATCCTTAAATTGATAGTGCCATATAGGATTGTAACAGATCCTCCTAGTAGTTGAAACTATTCTTCTTTATCAAATAGTTTCGATATTCTTTTTATAGTTCGTTCTGCATCTTCATCAGTTAAAGCTTCACCTGTCTGAATGTAGATATCAGAAGTTGTTTCTTTCTTCATTGGTCTAACTGAATGTCCGTATCCCCAATTCATTTTAAATTTAGCATTCCAGAATTTAAACATCCAGTATCTAAAGAACCAAGGAGATATTGCTGTAAGTATTTGTCCTTTAATTAAAGGATCTTCAAACTTTTTAATTATAACTTCAACTCCAAGAAATCCTATAGGTTCTTCATTAAAATAACCAGGATCTTCATTATCTGCATATGCAGATATTTGAACACGATATCCTTGGGATTCTAGCATATCTATTATTCTCATAGCAGTATATGCACGAATCATAAGATTTTTAGCTGAACACCAGCAATTCTCACATATAGAAATATGAAGCTTAACGAACTTACCAGTACCTATACCATGTGTAGGTATTCTTTTCTTTAGGCAAGGTAGACCTTCTATATACCGATCAAAGTTCATATCATCTCCATCAGAATCATCGTATTTATATTTATGTTTACGACCTCCTAGATTTATATCCTTTTCTATTTTCTTTAAATTATCTAGACCTTTGGTATAACTATATTTAGAATCATATATTTCTGCTGTAGATAATCCTCTAAAACTAGGATCATCGTTACTTTCAATATTATTTATTTCAGCAGGATTACCTCCTTCAATATTGTCACATTCTCTATAAAATTCATCTAATGAATTTATATTAATATTTAAATTCAGTTTTTTCATTACGCTGCCGTTTTAAATTTTGCTGTTACAGTAGAATTTGAAAAATCTTTACGTATAGCTTCAATTATTGAAGCAGTACTTTGTTTAGTTTTATTTTCTTCTACTTTTTGAATATATTGTTTTACTATATTCTTTTCAGTATCAGACCAATTAATAATAAGCATATCTTTCCAGTCTAACATACCTACTTTCTTCATCTTTTCTGCTGCTTGAATCATACGAGTAGAAGCAATACGACGTAATGAATTTATTTTAATACAGTTACGTAGTAAATAAATATAATCTACTACTTCTTGATCAAATTGTGACTCATATTTAATAGAGTAATCTACTTCAATTATTGCTCCAGTAAAACGGTCAATTGTTGAAGCATCTAACTGGTTATTAGCAACATACTGGCGGTCTGCTCCATTACCAAAAGTATTTGATGTAGCAATAATAATACACTCAGGATGTCGTAAGACAGTACCTGTAGTAGTCTCTATTTCACCGTTTGCTAATGCTGCATTAATAACCTGTGCTACAGATGGATCGAGCGCAGTCATCTCATCTATAAGGATTATTGACTTCTTAGCATAGAATTCAGCAAACTTAGTTGCTTCACGAGTAGGATATTTATATCCTGTAAATTCTGTTGCAGAAGTACCAATACCACAAGAGATACATAAGTAAGGAACATTTAGTTCTTTAGCTGTATTACGAGCTATAGTTGATTTACCACAACCAGCTGGACCAACCATCCAGATATTATTCATACCTGCTTTAATTAGATTTTTAAGCTTGTCTTCTGGTTCTAGTGAACTAAATGAAAATTGAATTTTCTTCAATTCTTCTTTTTCCTTTTCTTCTTTCTCTTTCTTTTCAAATTCTTCTTTTAATTTGTTAAGTAATTCTTTGATTTCTGTTTTACTTCCAAATTGTTCTAGTGCTTTTTTCTCTATTTTTTTCTTCTTTTTAAGATCTGTTATATTAGCTATTTTAATAGCTCCACTACACACTTTGTACTCTTGTCCAGTACAATTTGTTATAGTATATTCTCGAGATTGTCCTCTCTTTCCTTTTACTTCTGAAGTTAATACTAAGAAAATACCTTGTTGTGCTTGTTGTTTTCCTTTAGAAATATTATATTTTATACTACCATAAAATCTATTTCCAGGCTTTAAATCATGAACATCTGTATTATGATTAACTAAGGCGCTATCTTCATATATATTGTCTTCTTGATTTTCAATCTGCTCATTATGCTCTGTAGCTTCAGATGCATCAGTATCTTGAGTTTCTGTAGTTAAATCTTTAGGATCTTTTAACTTCTGTTCTTTTGCACTAGACTTTGCAGGTTGATCTTTTTCTATATCTTGAATATGTTCTATTTCTACCATGATGATTTGTTTTAATGATTAAAAAAGAATAAGGGTAGCTTTTACACTACCCTTATTTATTAATAATGATCTACTTTATATTAAAATGGTAGATCGTCTGTTTTATCTGTAAAAGCTTGTGTATTAGTAGTAGATGAAGTTGCACTAAACGGGTTATCGTTTTTTACTTCTTTATCTGCTACAACAGGCTTTGTAAATTGGTCAATATTTAGCATAGTAATAGAAGATGATTGACCTTCTGGCAATTCCATAGGCTCAATAAAAGTATACTTAGCATAATTAGGCAAAGTAGTATATCCTTTATCATTATATACTATTTTCGCTCTAAGTTTTTTACTCTTATCTACTTTGTTCAGCATATCAGTAATCCACTGAGCAAACTGTTCAAAGCTTTCTCCATTAAAGTCAAGTTCTTCATCCTTATAGTAACAGTTAAGTATCTGCAACATACGGGAATACTGCTTATCCATTTTTGTTTGAAGCTGTTCTTCTGTAGTTACAAATCCACCAAGTGTAGGTTTCCATTCTGTATGAGTTAATGTTGCTCCATCTTTCTCAAAAACAATTTCTAAGAATTGATTACCATTAGGAGAAACCTCTGTTTTTACACTCTTCAATACTACATTTTCAATAATACCAGCGGGAATATACTTAATATCACTTTTGCTAATACTTGCTGCACGTTCTTTACTATATGTCATAATTTCAATATTTTTAAGTTTTTAAATCAGGCTGCACACTCGTCTAAATAAATTTTATTCCAGTGAACTTTAATATCATTATTTTCATCGCTTTCTGCGATAACTATCTTCTTACCTCGTAAGTGAGGAGCTCTAGCTTCTCTTACTGAATTATCTCCACCTTCAAAAGATATAATAGTTTCGTTCTTTTTACGATAGACATAACCAACAGCATCTGCTTCACCACATACTATATCACCTAGTCTTCCAACTAAATCTATAGCCATTTCTATAAGCTCTTCACCATCTTTATTAATCATCTTATCTTTAGTATGACCTATAAGAATAAAATTATCACAAAGATTTTTAAACATGTTTATTACTTTTTTAACCGCTTCTCTTAAGTAGAGATATCCGCTACCATTTGGTAATGTACGAACATCATCTCCCTTATAAGATTTGCCCATTGGTGTCTGACAATACAGAACTTTAGCATATCCTAAACATATTTCTTCGAGTCTAGTAGCATTATCTATAGCAATATATTTATAAGGTTTCTTTCCTGTTGTAGCGATTTCTTCACTGATTGCTCTAGATATATTACCTAAATCTTCAATAGTACGAGCTTGAATAGAGAGAGCTTCTAGAAATTCTGAACCTCCCTCTAAGTCAATTATAAGACAATTATCAAGCTTAGATAATAATGTAGTTTTACCTGATTTTGGTTTACCAAATAGGATTAAAAATCTTGGATTATTAACCTTTGGTTTGTTTTTCTCTTTTGGTAGTATTAACATATTAAAATAGGTTAATGCTTTACCTGTGAGATTCTGAAATTATCTGACAAAAACTGAAATTTTACACAATGTAAAGTTATTCGTTATTCATTGTTGAGAATATTGTTAACAGTAGTACTGTTACTAATATTAATAATAACATTTACTATATTATTTTTATCTGCTTTACGATAGTTATTCAAAAACAGACTAGGATTATCAATAGGAATGATTGTATAACCAATCTGAATAAACTTCTGGTAAATACGTACAGGTTGACCCATGTAAGTAAAATCGTAACCACGATCTTCTTCATAGTCTTCCATGATCTTAGCATATTCTGCTAGTCGTTTCAATGCTAAATCAAATTCTGAAATAGCATCATATTGACGCAATTTAAATGCTCGATTTGCGAACGGACATGTAAGTGAATTATCATATGAACATGTCGGTCGATAATATTTTTTATTGAATGCAGAGAAATGTGCATTTCGATTGCATCCAAAACATAGCAAGTCTTCAGGACCTGCATATGATACACTGTATTCCGGATCTTCCGGAGTGTGAATTCCATACCATTTAGCAAATGGTAAGCGGTTTTTAACTTCGTTTAATATACGATTTTTCAAAGAACCCTGAGGGTCAATATTTTGTTTCGGAAGTTTAATTGTAAAACCTTTCATAATCAGCCTTTTTTAATTTGTTTAAATACTACTTTTTGTTCTTCAGCACTTGCAGTATTTGTTTCAATTAGATTGCCATATTGAAGTTCGTTTTCAAATTCTAATATACACGGTTCCCCATCTCTTACTTTTAAGAAATGCATATAAACCTTATTTCTTACAGGTAGACGACGTACTCCATATATAGCTAGATTAAGTATCTCTGGTCTGTGAACAGCAATAACAAAATCACTAGCTTGAAATATTGCATCAGATGCTGATAAATCACTTCTCATTGGAAAGTGAGTGCTTGGATTATTAATTCTATCAGGACTTTCAATATTACGATTCATCTGTGAAAGCTGTATTATACTAGTATTAGAAAGTTTCTTCTTCTGTATAAACATTTTCTGTAAATCGACTATTGTACTTCTTTCTCCACCTTCTCCATTTACTAAGAGAACGTGGTCTAATACTACTATTAGCCAACGACCGTTAGCTACAGTATTATGAAAGTAATCTATAGTATTACCTATTTCTTCTACATTACATACTTTATCAACAAAGTATATATTGTATTTCTTAATGGTTTCAGCTGCCGATTCAGCTTTTAATAAGTCTTCATCACTAAGTGTTTCTACTGAACTATATAATTCAGATACAGTTTTCTTAGTTTTATTACTTATTACACGACCAACATTTCTGTAGTCTACCATTTCTAAACTAAAGTATAATACTACGATATCCTGATTAGGATTAAGATCAATCAAATCCATTACTAACATATTTGCAACTGAGCTCTTACCGCTACCTGATATACCAGCTATAGTAAATATCATATTTGGTTCAATTCCACCAGTGGCTTTATTGAACTTATCCCATCTGGTTTTTAATGATACTATACTATGATTTTTTCTAGCTTTAATGTAGTTTATGGATTTATTTGCTACCTGAGATATTGACTCAAAAGGTAGTATTTTAACGGCATTCTGTTCCGTATTCTCCATAACTTACAGGTATTTCAGATTCATAACTCATTTGCTCTTCAATAACCTCCCACTCATGTTGAGTGAGCCATTTCCACATCGTCTTCATATAACCTATTTTACCAGTTATCATTTTGTTTTCAATTTCAAATTGAAGACATTGAAGAAGGTGTTCGTGCATTGCTCTAGATTTACCTACAATACGGTTATATTCTTTACGACATTTATTTATATTAGATCGTAAAAAACCTTTAGTACCATCTGGTCTTAAAACATACACTGGAAATACTTCATAGAACTCATCAAACCATGTCTTATCTTGTTTTGTACTTGACAATAGTTTTTCTGTAGGACTATAAATTTTATTATCTCCTGAAGTAGTAAAGGAGATAAGGTCATTGTCGATTAACTCTTGTATGTCGTTTTCACTTATTCGGCTGAGAAACTTGTGAACGTCTTGATTATTACTTTGATTATCATTCAACACAAGAGTTAAAAATACTAACTGATTAATTGATATTTCTCCAAAAATATCTAATAATGTTGTATCTAATTCTAGTATCATAATATAGTACTTTATGAACTAACTTTTGATACAATCTGGAAATATTTGTTAAAACAACGTTAGTTGTCTTGGTTTTAATTCTTCAACGATCTTTAACGCTTCCTTTAAATAGTAGCGATAATTGATCTTTCTTTCTTCTATAGGTTTATTATCAAATTTATTTAGTATAGTAACACCAGATGCAGTAAGTAGATTAGTATAGTCTACTCTAGTACCTTTAGTTATAATCTTTGAACTATAAGGTAATATCTGTTCTACATTAGAATTATAGTAAAACTGATTTGGATCTGTAGTTATTATACTTTCTCCTGTTTTGAGACATACAAGATATTGCGGTATCTCAACATCTCTATTTACTATTTTACATTTATATAAATAAGGACCATTAGTAGATGCATAGAATCTATTGATTCTTTGTATCAGTTCTCCATTATATTCTATAGAGAATTTCTTATCTACTTTCTGGTAAGTAAGGAACTTCTTAATATCTTTACAATTGTAGACAGTATCTTTTACAGGAATACCATCAACAAAATAATCTCTAATAGCTTCTGGAATAATCTTTGCAGACATTCCCTTACCAAGTAAAACCTTAGTAATAAACATACCTTTTTCTTTAATATAATCATCTTTAATCATATCTAAAGAAGCATAAGGCTTTTTCTTTTTATTTAGAGCTTTTTCTGGTTCAGTTTCAAACAATTTCTTCATTGCTTGATAACCTTCTTTTACAGCTATATAATCATTAATAGCATACTGATACATAGCTTCAAAACGATCTTCCTCTAGGGTTAGTCTCGTTTGTTGTTCCCATTCCTTACATATACTTTGTAATTTTTCATACAGATTCTTCTTAAGAAGAACAAATAAACCATCTGTATTTGCCTGTACTATTCTACAGCCAATATCAGATAATCTTTCTGCTAACATAAGTAATAGTAATTGTCCGTTTATTCTAATCTGCATTACTGCAAAAGGACTATAACAGAAATTATGTTCATTCTGTAGATTACCACTAAGACCGTTTAATGCTAATTTAAGCGTTTTATCTTTAGTCTTAATACCGTTATGTTTTGCTTCTATTCGTTCATCTTTAACTTGATTATAAACTTCTAGAAATTCAGGACCCAAATGTTTTGGGTAGAATTTATACTCTATTATCATACTAGGATACAGAGATGCAACATCAATATCTATTAACATTTCATCTTCCCTAGGAACAATTATCTCAGGTTTATTTTCAGAGTGAATACCACCAACTCCTACAGAATATTTTAATCCTCTAAATACGAATTTGTTTTCATATCCTTTTCTACCTGGTGATACTATCTGTTTTTTCATATCAGATAGTACATTACGAAGTATAGGATCTTTATATTCTATATAAGGCAATATTACTTTGTTTAGGTCTATAACATCTGCTGGGCTTCTTAAATCTTTAATATCCCACCATGATAAACCAGTCTTTTCAAGATATTTCTGCGTTAGAATTTTCATTCCAATGTTTACTCCATCTTTACTTAGTACTCTTACTTTATATTCATCTTCGATAGCTATTCTTAATTCTATATCTTCAGAACACAGATTTAATAATTTTTCAGTAGAATTAACATCATTCACATTATATTCAATCATCTCTTCTATTCTATTTTCTTCTAGAAACTTATTAAAGTCTCCATTGAATTCTAGAACATTAGGATATTGCATAGTTACCTGCATTTCTTTCAATCCAACACGTAATTTCTGTGAATATAACATAGTAAGTATATCAAATGAATCATACCATACTTGATATTTCCATTTTTTCCACGCTTCTATGTTGTCATCTGCTTGAGATGTAGTTATAGTTCTACTTAAGTTAAAAATACTATCACATATCCTTAGATATGGTTTATTTTTAAGTATATCATAATAATCTATTATATAGTTAATAATAGGATTATCATAATGTAAATTATTATATCCTGCAAAGATTTTATTTGAATCAATTTGAGTTTCAGTAGTATAGAGATCTCCAAATTTTAATGGTGCATTAATATTTGGTACACGAAAGAAATCAACTAATTCTGATAATTGATTTTTTCTGCTTGATATCTCAAATTTATGAAACTTCCCTGATTCAGTATTCTTTGCTGTGCAATGAAATACATTTGGGAAAACTTCAATATCATAGACATATACTGTTTTTCCTCTTATCTTCATAGCGTATAAATTTAGTGGAGTGTATGGGAATCGAACCCATGATGCCGATTGGTTGCAGCACTATAAATAGTGTATTAGAGTCTCTCTAATATTCCTCCCTGTACCCTGCGCTTGCCTACTAGCTGAACACCCCTTGAGGCAGGATTCTTTATAGACTATCCTGCTAAAAGTCTGTCGCTCTACGCTGCTTGCTTTATCTCTGGCAAATGTTTAGCAAAGCATTTCTTTTCTAAAGTTGCTCTATCTACTATCGTAATAGACTCGTAGTTACTATATTTATCGGATAACTTTGTATTCAATTTAGTAACTACTTCAGTAAGTTGTTCAATAGGTAGATTAGAGTAGCTTGTCTTAAACTCTTTATCGTCTGTAGTAGCTATAACTACTTTATACGGTCTTTGTTCTAAATACTGTAACTTCTTAGACATCTTAAATTCTTCAAGTTGTTTAGCTACTTTCTTAATTTTCTCTTCATGAGCTGCTTTATAAGCTTGTTGTTTAGCAATACGTTCTGCTTTATTGCTACCATATAGATTCTGTACCAGTTCATTATGGTAATCAGAATAAGTACGTTCTTCTAATAACTGTTTTTTATCCTTCTTATCAGACACCTGTATAGGTTTCTTAGGAATACTGGCTATACCTTTTTTAGCTTCATGATACTCCTTTCGTGCATTAGTAGCTTCAGGAGTCCACTTATAAGTATATACTTCTCTACTTACTATCTTATCATGACGACGAGTAGTTACAAATTCCTTTGTCATAGGCTTAATATTTTCTGACAAAGATATCCCTTTACTACACATAGTTTTATAATCTGAGGACTTAGTTAATCCATAACGTTTCTGTAAGTTTTGCTGGTATTTAGCATTTTTCTTATTTCTAGTTTCTTGATTCATAACAATTGATTTTAATAGTTAAAAACTAAAGGAAGCTAAATAGGTTAATATTTTAAGATTTCCCGTATGTACTCTCCCTATCGCTTCCTTGTTATATTTTAAGCAGCTAAGCACATTGGAGCAGCAGAATCATCAAATTCTGTTTCTTCATTGAACTTAGTAAGTTTCTCTTTTAATTTCAGAATCTCTAAATCGAGTTCTTTTATTCGTGCTTTAACCCAGTTTGAAGTTAAAACTTCAGTCTTATTCAGAGCTTTTTTACCTTTCTTAGACTTAAGAACAGGGTTCAAAGTTCGTATACGACTTAGATGTACTTTCATTTCTTGCAATTCACATAGCTTAAATACATCCAATTGATTACAATCAGCTGGCAAATCACTAAATTTCTTTATACCCATGTTGATACATAGTATCTTTAATTTAACAATTACTCGATCATCTGTAAGACCTTTAATTGTATTATAAAGTTCTTTCAAATCGTAAGTACGCTGATAATTACGATTTACTACATTCTCAATAGAAATAATATTCCAATACTTAGTAATGTCTGCTGATAGTTTATCACGCTGTTCAATAAATTTATTTGCTTTCATATATACTTGATTTTAATAATTTGACAATTAGTTAATTACATAGTATATTAGAAAGTCTACCTGTGTAGTTAATAGACCGATCAAAGTCTAATAACTTAAAATATCAGCTATCTTCACAGACCACTGATATGAATAACAATAAAATTAAGAAATAAGACAGACAAGATCAAAGAGTTAGCGCCTCTGTCACATCTCGATACGGCATCCGATTCTTCTTCTCTCGGCTTTCCAACACTTAGTTACCTTAGTAACATTATCAGAGGCAAGTAAGTAAGAGTATATACGAACCCAACCAAATGTATATACTCTTACTGATTTTATGTTGATTTTCAATTATTTTCTACTCAATACGAACCCAACCAAATGTATATATTCGATTATAAATCTCCTTCAACATGTAAACTGACAGGTATTCTTTCATACCCAAAATCTATGCAAGCATTTGCTACCCCAACCATTTTGCGTCGCTTGCTGTTGTTACCCATATTTTTATCAAAGCCTGGGTCATCTTTTGTAATATCATAGGTCAATTTCAATGGACTGTTTTCATCAAGTAATGTACAGTAATACAATAATAACTCGATTACTTTTTCTTTTTCATCTTTCTTAAGTACTTTATCAATTGCTTCTGTCAGAAACCCAACCAAACCTGACTTATCACAATTGTTACTTTCTACACCTGTGATGATAAAAGCTATTCTTTGTACTAAACTAAAAAAGTCTATTACATAATAGGAATTAAACCACTTATTTACCCAACCATATTTGTGGCGTCCTATTAATACTGTTCCATCATATCCAACTTTAATTGTTTTGCTCCCATCCATTAGCAAATTATTTTGAATACGAGGATCAGACATAATTAGCTGTAACATCTGCAAGTGATATGAATCTATTGGCTTTTTACTTGTTGCCATAGTTTTGTGTACTTAAGATTAATTACTCGTCGATGCTCTTGTAGTAAGCAGTAGTGTCGTCCTTAGTAATCTTATTGATTTGTTCCAGAGAAGCTCCCTGATTTGCCAATTCATCAATAAAATTATTAAGATCAGTCAAATTACTCTGATTCAACTGAGTGACAACTTCTGTTACCATCTTAACATTCCAGAACGGAGACCGTTCTCCAGTTGCTTCAAACTTCAAGATAGCATCTTGAACATCTTTCGGACCGGCTTTCAATACGATATCTACATCTGCCCGTAAATCAAACTGCAACTTTTCGTCATTATTAAACATAATAACAATCTTACCATTTGCAGTCCGCACGATATCTACGTTGAACAAATCAACAGTTTCAATCATATACTTCTTCATCGGATTTGCAAGTACAAGACCCGGCATATCACCAGCTAGTTTCTTCTTGTAATTCAAATCCAAATAATCACTTACGGGGATTGCCAACCGCCGACCAACTAAAGCACGGCTAAACGCAATTACTTTAGTACGTAACTGAGTAATTTCTTGCTGAGTAAAACCTTCTGGATTTTTGAACACGCTTTCATATTTTGTTGTTTCCATAATTTCTCCTTTCTTGATTCCGTGGTTGATTCCACCTACGGAGTAAGTTAATACTAAGTTAATTTAAAAAGTAAGCTATAGAGTTCTTTTATCTAAGTGGAATAGCATCTAATATCTATTCGTTTATTAAAAACTTAAAAACCACTTCTTGTATTCAAACAGTAAAACTCTATAACGAAATTCTGCTAAGATTTGATAAGTAATCTGAAAAACTATAAGATAAGCTTTCGTATTATTAACATTACTACTAGAACGTGATGTTATTACTTCACTCGGCATTCCCCGTAGGACTTTACTCATGAGACAGATGAGTCAGCCGTTCTTCATAAAATTATCAATACTAAACTATGAAAAGATATGTAATTCGACATCTGAAAATCGAATGCTATGCTAGTTAATACCTAAAAAGATACAACGGGACTCCAACGGTAGGAGATTTATACCCATCAAATAACATTATAACTGAAATTATCTGAAAATCGAATGCTATGCTAGTTTCTGATTGTTTAAAGAGCCTAACAGTAACTATAACGTGCTCTTTTTCCTGTTATAGTAAGGAGTACTGTATATGGTTCATAACCTATAACTGTTACTTCACTATCGGTAATACTTCTACCGAATTTTATTTTGAGCTGTTTATGTTTCAAAACACCCACTCTATAGCCTAATAGTTTATTCTAAGGCTGCGTGTACTTACGACTTTGTTCTTATTCTGCACATAACTTTAGGATTTCCACCTATCATCCTTTAATGTAAGGAATCAGCGTCACTTTACATATATTGTTGCGCAATATACTTTAAATGTTTCAAATGTCAGCAATTATATTGTACAGTCGAGGGTGGCTCGGATTTACTTTCGTCTTCTTATCACTACTCATCCTAAAACCTACCATTGAACTTCCTCATTAGTTAAATTAAACATGTTTATTCTCTCGTGAATAGAGACTTCCTAAATAGATTTACATTCTGTCACTTCCCGTTAAGACTACTATTTAGTGCAATGCACAGATTTTTCTCCGGTCTGCTTCGTGTCCGTCTCTTAATGTGTCTGCTTCTCTTCAACCTAGGAGTAGGGCGATGCTAACTTTCACATATACTCTTAAGGATAGAGTATCTCACCTTGTGCAAATTTGATAAAACTCCAGTTATGCTTCTGGATAAAATTATTTAGTACTTCTAAGCTTTATGTCTTCCGCTTAGTATTGAAATAGTGTTATTGCGCACTTCATCCGCTAGTTATCTTTATGTTCCTGTTGCAAAGCACTCTAGGTTTATACTCAGATAAGATAACAACTGAGTTTATTATAATACTACTTGAATTCACATACTCCTTATTTCCTAAAGAGGTCCGTTGCAGGATTCCTTATTTATTAATATTGGATCATTGCTACTCAGCCAATAGGCACACAATCTACTACTCACTTTGTCACTCTATCCCTCTATACTGGAGTGTATAGTAATACAAGCTTAGGATTAGCTATGTACTGATTAACATAACATTGTGTATAGGCTTTACGCCTAATCCAGGTAATCTATCAATATTTTTTTCAATAAGTAGTGCTATAATATTATAATTAAGTACCTTCATATATACTATCTCTAAACTTATTAAGTTACAATATAACTGTTTAGATAAGTATAGAACACTATACTGACATTTTTATATAGTCTATGCTATAAAGGGGAGTTTGGAGCTACCCTAGAGCGTTATATGCTCGATAATGTTCAGCACGTAGTCTTGGACACTACGATTTGTTGGGCATCATCGTGTTTATTACTCCTTCTTGATTCAAACTATGATAAGTCTGCGAGTAACTTAAGAGGATTTCGTTCCCCTTGTACTGTTTAATTTTGTAGACCGCTCTCTACTAATTGCGTCTTCTGTTTCTGTCTCCAGTCGGTTCTCACCAAAAACAAGAGGGTTGTACACGCTCTCCCTCTATCTTATTGCCTCTTCAGTTTATAGATAGTATATAAACACAATAAGTTATTATACTTTCAGTAATAGCCTATAGTTGTAGCTATACTCTATTCCTACTAATATTCTGTACTATCTTAATTTTAAGAAAGCAATCTAACCATTTACTTTCTAATCCTTTGATTTAGATATCTCTGGATATACACCATTATAGCTCTATAATCGCATTGGCTGTTCTAGTTGCGACTCAGATTTATCTTCTCTGATTGTTGTTGTTTCAGTCTTTGGAGAATATCCGTACAAGTGGTTTTATTCTCTTTAACTGATGGCAGTTCTCTTACCTTAATGTATTTAGGTACTTCCTTCTCTACAACAGAAGTTAGATAGATGATACTGTCTTTCTTTTTGATTTCAACATTGATATTTTGTTCTGGGTTGCTTTGTCCATTTAATTTTATAGCGTTATTGTTCAAATTAATATCAATATTAAAGTCTTTTGTCCGAGGTACATCTGTGAACTTCGGAATCACATACTCGTGTGCGGTGGCGGTATTTGTATAGTTAGTTACAAATCCTACATATCCACCGAAAGCTAGCATTGCTAGCGTAAATAAAACTGTTGGTTTTTTACTCATTTTGATAATGCGTTAATTGTTACTTTTTAGTAGCATACGCAGATTTCTCAACATAGAAAGTAAGAGGATTTAAAGAAGTTGATGTATACAAGCCAGATACTTTCTGCATTACTTGTTTCAACACCTTATCATTCATTTCTGCTCCATAAGCAATACGCATATTGTTTACAGTCTTTATTGCTGAAATGTGTTTACCTTTAAGATTCAGACCCTTGATTTCTGGATATACAAGTTTGTCTTCATCTTTACCTTCGTTATTAGCAGAAGTAATAATACGATTGATCAGATCGTCATTAGTTCCACTAATTAATTGAGAATACCGTTTTGCTTCTTCTTCGTAGTTATTGTTTTTTGCAGTTTCATCAGCAATCTTCTTAGCTAAGAATACTTTCACAACATTAGCAACTTGCGCATCGTTGTATGTTGTTAATTGGTTCTTAAGCCAAGCATGAGATGCTAAAACTGACAAATTACCAGTTAAATTACCCCAAATAGCATTCGCACAACCTTCAAGCAATGTAGCGTTTCGTCCTGCTTCCTTCATCTTAAGTAATACAGTTGCTAATACTTGTGCTGGTTCTGCATCTTTGTCAAGTTTATAGGCTTCCCGTGCAAATTCAATCATATTTGCTACGTTCTTACCTATACCTCCTGACTTCTGCTTGTGCCGCATGTTCATAATAGTACACATTGCTGCTACTTTCTGTTCATCTGTGACACATTCTTCAGGTTTTGGCATTTCCTGAGTCTGCGGAACTTTAGCATCTTGTTCTAAAGCTTTTTGCATTTCAGGATTTGTCTTTGCGACAGCATCTTTGAAGTTAATCTCGAGCTGTCCATCAGATGTTTTGCTAGGAAGCAAATTAACACCGAGGAACAAAGAAGCTGTTTCATTCAAATATGCAAACATTTCTTCGTTCACAGTAAAACCTTGTTCTTTTGCATCATTCTTAAATTGGTCATTCCATTTCTGAATTAATACAAACATCATAAGGTCTGCCTGTTTTCCTGTTGCTTGATACATTGCCCGATCATCTTTAATCTCTTCACGGCGTTTCAGAATTGCGTTCATCAAATCTACTGAGTGATTTGCATCAATTCTGTCACTGTTCTGAGTTACAATGTTGGGCGCAGGAGCTGCGGCTGTTTTAATAGTAGGAGTATTGTTGATGTCAATTTCTTCAGCTTCTACTTCTTCTATCTTCTCCTTCTTCGACTTCTGCTGTTTAGGTTTCTTTTCAGTAGATGCGGGTTTAGGATCTTCCTTCTTTGGTTCTTCAACTGGTTTAGTTTCAGGAACTTCAGCAGGAATAGGATTCTTAATTCCTTCCTTAATCCGTTTAACGTCAATTCCGTCTCCCTTCTTTACATTAGATACTGGGAAGAGGACACTAGTAGTTTCACTAGTTTCGTTGTTCTTCCACTCGGCTTTGATATTTTCAATGCCTTTGCTGTCTTTCTCAATCTTAAGAGAAAGTAAACTCATATAAGGTGATTTTGTGCACAACATATGAGTTTCATATGCTGATTTACCCATTGGAGTCTGATAGATACCACCTTTCTTTTGTTCAGCTGGTTTCTCTTCAGGCTTCTTTTCTTCTGGTTTAGAATCTTCCACTTTTGTTGCTTCTGCTTTAGCTGAAGCTTCTACTGCTTCTTTAGCTTTTTTCAACGCTTCTAAGTTTCTTGCTGCTTTTGCACTTGGAGTCTTTCCACCTTTATTTCTTTTTACCATATTGATTATGATTTTAAATAAATTAATAACTTAACAATTAATACACTTAAATTATGAAATTAAGTGCAGTCAACTGTCATCTTCTATCTCTGCATTGTTAGGCATGGTAGGTGTATCTTCTCTATCAGTTGTTACTAACGTCTCACCTCCGTCTTCCTGACCCATTTCATAAGATTGGTTATCTACTGTCCCTACAAAAGCAGTAGAACCTTGAGATGTGGGATTAGGAGCCATAGTAACAACTAACTCTTGAGAAGGAGTATCTGAGGTATTTGCAACTACCTTTTTTACTCCAGTACCTACAACAAAGCCTAGTAAAAGTACGCATACTAAGAATACGTACAAACTAGCACTTTTACACATTCTAGAAATGATAAAAGATGCTAATGCTCCTAAAAGGAGTAAACAAAAACTAGTCATATTGTTGAAAGTGTTTGTTAATAATCTGTTTTTTGTTTAAGTTTTTGTCTTGCTTTGTTTAAATCACCTTTTACAGCTAATTCATTCATTGCAAGCTTACTGGCTATCTCTTTATAAGACATACCATCTATACGAGCATTAATTAAATCTCTATATTTCTTCTTAAGAGTAGGTATAGCTTGTAAGACTATATCTAATTTTTCCTTTAGAATTAAATCTTCTTCAGGACTTCTCTCTAAAGCAGATAGTTGAATTGGATTTTCATCCTCATCAACATAGTTATTTAATTGCTCTTTTTTGTTTCTACGTATATAGTCTATTGATGCATTAACAGCAATAGTCTTTAACCACATATTAAATGAAATATGTTGAGTATACATAGATAATTTCTCATAAGCTTTAGTAAATACTACTGATGTTAAATCATCAGCAACATCTGTATTCTTAACTACACCCATAATAGTGTACCAAATATCAGTTTTATACTTATAGTATAACTTACTAAATGCTTTTTGAGAACCTTGTTTAGCTTGCTCCACTAGATCTATTATTTCTTGTGTCATATAGCTAAATTTTAGTGGATTGTAGTTAACCCAATAACTACAATCCTTAAATTCAGAAGGGAAGTTTTATGATTTCTTTGCAATAATAATTATTTACTGCTAGACATCTTTTATAGAATACATCTGAGATATGTTCTCTCCATTCTTCTTTCTCTTCTTCATTGAGAGGATATGCCATTTTCAATGACATATTAATAGCAATCCTTACTCTTACTAATCTTGTTTGAAGACTTAATATTTTATCTTCTAATAGATTATTAAGAATATCCATCCATAGTCTTCTATTTATCCACTTATTGATACTTAGACAAGTGTTACTAGTAACTATCTTAGATTTTAAATTAGATGGTATATTTGCCCAATCATCTAATACACTATCTGCATATCCTAATACTTTAGTATCAAAATTAGCAGAAGATACAATCTTGTCTAAAGTAAACCTATAAGGTTCCTCTAATTCAGCATTGAGTGCTTCAATAAGTCTCTTAAAATCGCTCATTATGGTTCTCTGTTAAGTGCTTTACAAATTACAGTAAATACATAGTTAGCTTGAGACATTTTTAGGCTGTATTTCTTCTTTAAATGCAGTCTAGTTCTTACTTTAGCTTGTTCTATACCATATAATGGTAAAGTTGATTTATAGTAAGCAATACCTTCTTCGATGATTTTATCTTTTCTAGAATCTTCTCCTAAGCCTTCTAGAGTCTGTAAATCACCAATACCTACATTATCAACTACTTCAGTAATAGATGGTAATGCGAATGTATACTTTTCAGGATACATCATAATATCTACCACTTCAGGACTGTCTTTAGTAAGATCTTTAGCTTTACCATTCTGTTTAAAGTAATTAAGATCAATTGCACCTACTACTTCTAATAATGGTTCTACTCCGCTTAAAAGGAGTAATACATTAGTTTCTGGACCTTGTGCGATCCACATACCTGCTTTTAACATAATCCTTTTGTTTTAAGTATTTTGATAAATTCGTTTTTGAATCTTTTTACTACAACTGCTGCATCCATTGGACTAATGTTGAATTCAGAAGCTACTTTTTTTCTAAATTCCATTTCTCCACTGCATTGCTGCATTACTTCTTGTAGTCTTTCTCGCTCTCCTGGTTCAGTCCAGCGAACATATTGAACAATTTCCATGTTAATTCATTTGATGTTCAAGATCTTTAATTTTATTATAAATGCCTACCCAATATATCAAGCCTTCTTTACTTCTTTCGGCTTGAAACATTTCATAGATTTTGCATCTATTGAATCCGACTGTAATGTTATGTACACCACGTCGCCAACCTCTACCTCCCTTCATTACTGATGGAGTTGCTTCATATACATACTCAATGAACGCAGTAAGTTTACGTTCTCTTGTAAGAACAATTTCCCAAGTCTTAGGTAATCTATTCCTAATAAAACCTCTTAAGCCTTTTTTATTCATGTTTATATTTAAATATTTTTG